TCGGGTACACATCGTCGGGCGTCGGCATGTTCATTGACGCATCAATCGTCCCGTACTGCGACATGACTTGGACTGACGTGGTCCCGTGGTCGTTGACGATACTTACCTGCTTTGTCTTGGCCGTGGAGATGATCTGCTTTGCGCTAGCCTTGGACAGCAGGAACGGATCGCAGGGTTGCGGAATCAATTCGTCGTCCTCGCGCGCCGGTTGTTCGGGCAGGTCCATCATCACCAGTATGCAACCATTGCTGGCGACGGTCTTGTCAGGTAGGCACAGGACATTCTGTATTGCGCCACGAGCTTCGGGCCCGGTGAAGTCATGAAGGGCGAGATTTGCCTTGTCGTACTGCATTGGTAGCCTCAATGTTGATCGTTGTGGTTGATTAGGTCTGGTCGTCGTCGCGCGGTTCCTCCGGCACCACTAAGAATTGATAGTTGCAGGATGTTCGAGCGCATCGATGGCGCTGGATGATGTCGTCCTCGTCACAATGCAAAGGATCGCGAGTCCGTGTCCCGCACTTGGGGCAGGTCGTCGGGTCGTCCGTCATGTAGTAGCGGTCGAGCTCCGGCATTAGATCACCGCCTTCCAGCCTTCGATGATTTCGTGGCAGTTGTGGTCGTTCGCGCACATGATCGATTCGAGCTCGTTGTCCGCTTCCTCGGATGATACGATTGCCATCCGGTATCGCTTCGATTCGTCGTCATTGTCGACAACCATGATCGCCTCGTGGTGGTCATAGTCGCCGCCAACCTGATTGTCATCACGCGCCGTGATCTTCAATGTCAGGTTGTCGAGGTCGACGGTTCTGGTCGCTTGGAGCCGTTCGCCGCAGGGTGTCAGCTTGCCGTTGTCGCCATAGACCATGACAGGACAGGCCGGCAGCAATTTGGGTTCGGTTTCGGGTTTCAGGTTCATTGGGTCTCCGTCGGGTTGGGGGTTTACATCAATGCTTCGCGTAGACAATCGACGCATGTTTCCTCGTCGATGTTCGTGCCGCCACAATCCATGCAGCGGACTGGTTCCGTTGGTTCGGGTTCCACGTCCGGGTCCGGGAGCCATACCCCGTCCCAGGCCATCGCCCGTCCCCTGATGATCGCTTTGTGCTTAACCATTGCTTTGCTCCTTGGGTTTGCATTATAAATCTCCTTCATTTTCGTTCCTCTGGTTAGGTGTTCTTGTCTACTATCGCTTCGGCCTTCTTCCATCGGCTACCATGGGCAGGAAAGCCAATCACATAATCACGGTCACGGATCGCGCATAGACCACAGGTGGCGCATGTCGTTTTGTCGTCGTTGTAGGCAGGGCAACGCACCACACGAGCACCGCCCGCCGTCATCGTCACCTTGGGTGCCGCTTTCTTGAGCATCGTCACCACAGGTGCCTTAATGCCGGTCGCTAATATCCGGTCTACGTCCTTTGGGCCATTGGCCGATACGTTGACAGCAAAGCCGCCAGCATTAGCCGCCTCGATGTGCCGCCGGTTCGCCGCCGTCAATGGCTTGTGAGTGTACGCGAAGCCTCGCCGCCCGTGTTGCGCCGCGGTGATTGCGGCCAGCGCCTTGGGATTGATGCGCTTGTCGATGCCGGGCAAGTCGCCAGCCTGACCATGGCGCCACAGCTGAAACCGCGGGAGCCCTTGCAAAGCCTCGCAGAATTCCGCCAGTGTCAGACCTTTGCCACCGGTCACGTTGCGCCAGTGAATCATTAAGGGTCCAGCCTCAGCATAACATCCGTTTCCCATCAACGGACACGACGTCGGGCACGTCTGCGCGCCCACAGTGCCATAGGGTATGAAGCCCACCTTTTGATTTGGCGTATCCGCTTTCAGGATCCTCGGTACTCGCAGCGTGTAGCGCGTGCCGTCGTCTTTCGGCAGGTCCAGCAGCTTGGGTCTGTTCGTGCCGCTGCCGCCCGCCTGGGCGATTATCTGTTCGTGCAGGAGCTCAGACATCACGGCCAGTATCGCCGGATCATGCACGAGCCGCGGTGCCTCGGTTGTTAAGACCTTGGCCAGCGCGCGTCGGTAGTCGCCTTGCGTCATCACGACTGCCTCTTGATAGTAATCTTGCGATTAGAAAACCACTCCGGAACATCAACCTTCGAATCAGGATGCGGATTAGATGCGTCTTGGTCTCGTATGTGTGCAATCCCTCCGGATACCTGCAATAGCTTGTAGGTATAGGTGCCCGTGTTGCGATGGGTGCTTTCGAATATGGTGCCGCATTTCATGTCCACAGCTGCCGCCTCTGTTGCTGGTAGAATTGGTTCTGATCGATTCGCGGCGTACGGAAGATCACAGGACCATCCGTATCAGCCGGAACTATGCAATCGGCGTACTCGTCCGCCTCTGGTGTCGCCATGGCCGAATAGGCCAGCAGGATTAGTAGCGCGCGCATCATGTCGTGGCCTTGGGTTCGATGTTCCAGCATTCGTTGAGATGTGACGAAGCAGTCATGTTCGGGGTTTTCCGGATCCAGATATCAGGAGCCGGTTTCATGTGGCCGCGCGTACATGTGCCGCGCCCGATGAAGCTCTTGTTTCTATGCCCCTCGTGGCCGCGCCAGAATCGACACGATACGCAACATCCTTCTTGTTCTCCTGCTTCCTCGTAGGTCATGTGCAACACCCGCAGCATGGCGCATCAATGCAGCGCCCGTTCTTGTTTTGGATGACAGTTTCGCCGCTGTCAGGGAAGTAATAGCTGACCACGGCCGGAGCTCCTGAGTCAGAGCAGGCCGGATGTCTCACTATCCATTGCCCGCCTTCTTTCGTCAGGTAGCCGCCGTTAGCCGGAACCATCCGCCCGCATGTATGGCACTTCGCGCGGTATGTGTTTACTCGCTGTTGTTCCTTCATTTCTTGCCCCTCTTCTTTTCGTAGAGCCAGCCCAGACGGAAGGTATAGGAGCCCGCATCAGTGATCAGGGAGCCGCACTCGTTTACTTCTGCGAGCGCGTCACCAACGACCAGATAGCAGATGATTTCGTGCCGCTTCACTATCCGGCCTTCGGTCTTGTTGAGGTCGCGCCAGACATCTTCTATGTCAACGCCGCGCGCCCAGCTGCCGCCAGTCATGCCGATGATGCAACGCTTGGACGTGTCCAGTATCGCGGTAGGTCGCGACAGGGCATCGACGACGGCTTTGGCCAGTGCTGCCGTTTCGTATGGCAACAATGGATTACTCATGGGTACGGCCGATAGCGCCGCTTGGATCTGTTCGATTCGTTCTTGCTCTTTCATGATCTGAATACTCCGTCGCGTTCCATGATCAGGTTGACAGTTTCCCAGCAGAAATCCGCGCCCGTATTGGACTTGCAATGTGGGCAGGGGTCGACCGCCCGAATAGCGGCAAATGGTTCATACTCGACCGTGGCGACAACAGCCGCCCGCCCGTTAAGAACGCAGGCCGCGCCGCGCCACTTGGCACACAGCGTCCGTTTCTCTTTCTCCGTCGATGCTGGTAGGCTCATGGTCTCACCTCGTTTGTGATGTGTTGCGCACCATGGCGCAGCGCCAACGCCAAAAGCAGCGTGAGCGGTAGGTTGGTTTGGGTTCGGAGCTCGGTCAACTGGTCGAGGGTCGCATCGTCGACGCGCGCCAACATCCAGCCTTGGCCCTTGCGGCGATCAATGGCGGGGAGATCCCGCTTGCCGTTGGTCAGGTCCATAATGCACCGCCGCACAGGTCGCAGTATGTTCCGTCGCATTGCGTGTATTGGCAAACGCCGCATTGCAGCGTCGGCCACTTGCTACGGTCGCTGCCGCGGAGCATCGTCAACGTGGTATCGGACGGTGTCCCGTCGTCGTTGGTCAATGGTCCGCAGCTTTCCGTCTTGAGTTCGGGCTCAGGTTCCAGATCGTCGAAGCGAACGATCGCCAGCGCCAGCCAGCCGCGCACATCAGCAATCGTCTTGAGTTCGGGCTCAGGTTCCAGCGCCAGCCAGCCGCGGACGTCTTTGATGTTCAGGTCTCGTTCGCTGCCGTCGTCCGCATAGACGTTGTCGTTGTCGCTGTCCCGCTCGCATTGGCATAGCGCAATGTCAAGCAGGTCCACCAGTTCGGAGCGCGTCAGTCGTTTGGTGCTCATGATGCCACCGCCGCGCCGCTGTCGTCGTACGTGTAGTCGAGCTCGTATGCCAGCCCAGACTCCCCGTCGACGTCGTTACTCCACTCCCAATCAGGACCGTCTACAACTTCCCAGCTCCCCCCGAGGGGCAAGCCCCCCCGAAAGGTATTGAGATCCTGCAACTCGCAGAAGTCCAGACTATCAGTATCCGCCGTCAACGCTTCCAGCATGCCAGCCGGTATCACATAGGTCTCAGTCGCTTTCATAGTCCAAGCCCCCCGTTACAGTCTGGGCAGCGGCCGCTTTTATGGCCTTCCCAGTCCGATTCTGCCGGATACCACCGTTTAGCGCAAACCGTACAAACTACGCCAGTGAAGACACCATCATCAACGCCAGTAGGATTAACCGCGGCGTTGAGCTCGTCTATAGCTGCGTCGGTCGGATGCACCGCGGCCTCTTCCCATTGCGATGGATCATCAACGCCAGTAGGCGCCGTCGCGATAGGGTCGTCGAGCTCGTACGGTTCTTCGCCTCGCAGCGCCCGCAACTTAGCCAGCGCCGCAGTAGCAGAAGCCCGTAAGTCAGCAGCAACCGCCGCTTGCTTGTCGTAGCTGTCAGCCGGTCGACCAGTGCAGTACTCGCACCTGTTACGGTGCGGCAGACGCAGGTTGTAAGCCTCGCCACAGGTGCAGCCGCTATCACCCTCGTCGTCGTCGCCAACAATCTCCCAAGCCCCGCAGGTGTTGCCGTTGATGTCGCGCAGCTTGCCAGCTGTCTCGTCAAACGATTGCAAGTCACCCGCTAAACCTTGCAGGATCCCCGACAGTTCCCAGCTGCAATCCTCGCAGAAAGCCGCGCCGTTAGTCTCAATTCGTAGGCGAAAATGCATATCAGCACCCCGCCCGTCGTTCTGCTTCTTCCATCGCAATGAACGACTCCAACGCTTCCAGATGTTCAGCCATCGCGCGTTGGCCATCGACCGTGACAGGATCAAGAACCTTGCCGGATCCAGTGCAGGTATGGCACCGCAGATCGTAGACGCCGCCGTGATACTCGCGCTCAAAATCAGGGTCAGCGGCGAAATCAGCATCGCTTATACCCATGTCATCAATGGCAGGGTTGACGTAGCTGCCGTCACCGTCGCAGGTAGGACAGATAGCCCACGTCGCAGCGTACTGTTCTTCCGGTGCATCATCAAACCAGAGCACCTTTGACCGGACATCAAATGATATCCCCGTTCTTACCATGTATCGCTTATCCATGAGGTAGCCTCTTATGGGTTTGCGAGTTGTCCAGCGGCGAAATACCGCCAAACGCCGACTCTCGGCACTGTACTTATACCGTATCGCCGCCATACTTGCAAGGCGCAGAAAGAGCAAAGTTCACGCGCGGTTGCCGTGGCGTAAGTATCTTAGAATACACGATGTTATACTTGAAGTAGAAACAACAAAACGATCAGTAGTGGCGGGAGATCCTTTCCCTTGCAGCGTGGCAAAGACTGTTAAGTATACGCAAATCTGGCCGAAATTGCAAGTCGTGATGACGTGACGTGGAGTCGATAGGTCGGGCGAAGCCCAACACCAGCGCCGCCAACATCGCCCCGTTCCCTATCTCAGCACTACGCCAAATTAGCTGAGTAGCGGCAATCGTAAACGCTGCAATCGTACAGGCTGTTGCTGCTGCTCACACTGGCCATGGGCATCATAGCCGCTGTTGTTGCTGCGTTGCTGGCTGCTGCTGTTCATGCGTTGCTGGCTGCTGCTGTTGTTGGTCATTGCTGCTGCTGCTGCTGATCAGTGGCGCACTGGGTCTATACCTTCGCAGAGCCCCAGATCACAGGAAGATTCGAGAGTACCTAACACTTACTAGCTCGTATACATATGACCTGGAAGGCGTCCCCCCCCACCCCCCTAATTGAGGATGGTCCCATATCTTCGGAAATCTATACCTACCCAGCCACACAAACTCCCCCAAAAATTACCACTTCTGGAACCGGGGCCCCTTTAAAAAATTACAATATTTTCAATCCTGGCGGCGTATCGGGGTTTGTTCCCACTGGAAGTCAGCGTCGTGGAGTGTGTAGTCTTCGAGTATGATTGCGTCTTCGATTCTGGTCTTTATCTCTTTCACTGCTTCTGCCGGCAGTACGGCAAAATCGGCTCGGCACCTCCATTCTTTCCTGGCGCCGTCGCAGTAGACGATTCCGGAGTGGGAGAACCGTGCGAATTCGTGGATCTCGAGTTCGGTGCATTGGTATGTGAGGATTTTGATCAGCTTTGTCATGGCTCTGTGGTTTCCAGGTTCTCGAGCATGCGGTCTCTGGCTTCGCAGTATGATGCTGCGATCGAGTCTGTCTCTTCGATGAAGAAATCGCACATATCGTCATCTGGCGGTCTGTGTCCTTGTGCGATTCGATCGTGGAACATGCGGATGAAGCTGGCGATTGCTGCTGTTTCGTGTCTTGAGATGTTCATGGTTTCTCCCTGTATTTCTGTATGATTGCTTGTGCGGCGGCTATCGCAAGCAACAGCCATATCCACGGTGGTACAAGCATCATGAAGATAAAGTTGATGTCATCCCTCACGATTCCTCCTGGTTGTTGGTGCCCGGGGCAGGATTCGAACCTGCAACCATCGGGCAACGGTTTGCGGCCGTTTCCCTCCCGTCGAGGGTTGCCCGGGCTTCTTTGGCGAGTTTGGCTGCTTCGGTCTCAATTTCATCGAGGATCACGGTATCGATCATCTTGCACACCTCAAGTTCGTTCCGGAGCTTGACGAGTGGGTCGACCTCACTGTTGAACTGCTCCCAGGACCGGTTGATCAATAGGGGGACATCCAGGAAGGCACCTCGGATCCCTACCACATTGTCGACTCTCTTCCAGTGCTCTTGCAATCGTTCAGCGATGAATGCGTCGAGTTTTCTGGCGGTTTCCTCTGCTTCCGGGGGATTCCACTTGTACGTGACTTTCATCCTTCTCCACCGATGTTTATCCGTTTCCAGTGTTCTTCTGGTCCTTCGGGCTGTTTTTCGATCTCCTGGGGGTCGTATGCTTCGAGGGCGACTCGGTACTTTATGAACCACTGTTCGCGGGAGTGTTCGTACTTGGTAGGGAACCTGGGTAGTGCGGGTCGTCCTCGCATGGCGATGTATTCCTTTGCGGCTGCGAATGCTACTTTGAGCAGGTGATACTCGCGATCGAGCTCTTCGAAGGCTTGCGGGTTGCAGGCCATCTTGTCGCACTTCTGGCATTTTTCGATGATCATTGCTTCGTCCATGGTTGCGTGCCGTCGTTGGGCCAGATTTCCCATTTCAGCCCGCGGCCCCAGTAGAAGCGTGCGAACGCGATCATCGGGAGCGCTATCTCCATTGGCTGCTGGCTGTTTCCCTCGCGCCTGTGAACTGGGATTGCGAAGGTCATTTCCTGGCCCATCGTCTTTGGCGGCGGCAGCTGCTTGCGGATATCGTCGTAGGTCATCCTGGAAGATGCTCCGCTGCCGGCCCGGACCACCGGCAGTGGTGCGAGTCTGAGCCGTGGCAATTAACCATCCGGGCCATACCGCCGCCGCGTTCGGACGTCCCGAACCAATGCGACCCGCATTTTGGGCATGTGAACGAGTAGTCGTCCTCCATTTTCGTTGGCGACTGATTCTCTTTGAAGGTGAACACGACGTATGGCGGCACCCCACCGAGCAGTTCCATGTTCTCCTTGCTGATCGTGATCGTCAGGGGGCCGGGCTCTTCTTCTGGCTTCACCTCTTCCAGGGATATCGCCGGCCCTTTCGTCGCCTTGTTGTGCCTCTCCTGGGCTTCCCTGAACTCCGGCCGCTCTGTCTGCCCGACTGGCCATTCCTTCGCACAGCACATCCTGACGACCTTCGTGAAGGTTTGGACGTCCCGCCAATCGAGGAATTCTTTGTTGGTGTCCTGTATGCTGTTGAACCACTGTCGGATCCGGTCCCAATCATCCTTGGTTAGCATGATCGTCTCCATTGCTGACGTTGATCTGGATGATTGATGCACCTCACCTCATGCATCTTGACGGTGCCCGGGCAGAACTCGCATTTTGCTACGACATCAGCATCCGGGGATTCCTCGGCCGGCCCATGATCCATGTAGTCCTTGACGAGCTCCCGGATCTGGTCCTTGAGATCGGTGTAGCAACCCTTGCACAAATGCTGTTGCCAGACGGCGTTGGCCTCTGTGTCGATGAATTCCTGGCTTTGTCCCCCTGTGTTGATGCACACAAAGTTTTCCGGCCAGATGTCGTGTAGCGTGGTCTTCATGTCGCACTTGTTGCATTCGAGCGTGATCATGGCAGATCCACATCCAGTTCAGACAACGCCTGAACGACCATGTCTTCCATAGTCCAGGATCCGAATTCCGTGGAGAGTCCCGTGAGCTTCCGGAAGTTTTTGACGCAATCGATGCGCTTCTCGTAGCCTTCGCTTGATGCTCCGATGATGTTTCTGGTCCTGGGCTCTCTCAGGCGCCACCGGCATTCCCCGACGTTGTCGGCGTAAATCTCGAGGGTGTAGTTCATGATTCTTTGGTCTCCGTTGGCAGTGGTAGGTTGATGTCGAGTTTTTCCCAGGTTGTCCCTGTTTCGTTGATAGTGAAATGGAGGTTCGCGACCGGCCTTTTTGTGGATTTGATCGCTTCGTTGTACGACAGGACGGGCAGGAGCGGGATGACTGCGACGTCACCGCCGAGACAGCACTTGCTAAGGCTCGCCCTAAGTGCATCTTCGAGTCGTTGGTCTGTGATCTTGTATTTCCGGTCATGGCTGTACCATGCCGCGGTTTCCTCGCCGCCCTCGACGTGGAATCCCCATCCTTTCATGAGGCGCGGCACCTTGCACTGGGCCAGCTCGACTTCGATGAAGTGATCGGAGACCTCGAAGGACCAGTACTTCGACTTGTCGATTACGAGCGTATCCCGCATCGCGGTCTCGTACGCTTCCTTGGCATCCCGCAGCCGTGTCTCGTACGCTTCCTTGGCATCCCGCAGCCGTGAACCAGTAAATCCGAAGCACCCTATGTACTCCCTGGCCTTCCCGAGCAGATTCGTCATAGATTCCAGCCGCAATGCGGCCTCGGCCATCAAAGCGGACGTGGTTTGCGGATGGTCACCGCTGCCAGCTTCTTCGATCAGTTGAGTTGTGAGCTCTGAACTCGACATTCCTGTTAAGCATGATGCCATAGTTTCCTCCCTTTTCTGTTTGACGTTTGGTGAAAGTGTGGTATCGGTATGGTTGCTGCTGGCGCGTAGCTGGCAACCACAGGTTCGGTTGGCCTCCCTGGCTTTGATCCTGTCCAGCTACGCGCTGGTTATTTGTTGCGGGCGGGCAGGTGTTCGCCAGTGGTTCATATCCACAGGACGCTCGGCTCGGTACCGAGGCCCGCAACCAACCCGTAGAAGCCGCCACCCTAATGGGTTTGGCGAGATTTCTGAAACTGAGACTTCCGTATTGTGTTTGACCACGGTACGGAGGCAAGGCGTATCAGGCTGGGTTCAAATCCCTGGCGGGAACATTTTACCTCGGTGGTGTAATGGTAGCACATTGCGCTGTTAACGCTTTTGTGTAGGTTCGAATCCTGCCCGGGGTGCTTCATCGTCCCCTGCCTGCTTCTTCGTCCATTTCGAATTGCAGCTGTTCTGGCCGCGTCCTCTGCACCTTCTTCGCTCTGGTACACATCTCGTCGCAAGTGTCGGCGTTGCCGGATCGCTTGAACGAGAAGTACCGCATCTGACAGACGACGCAGCATTTTGTGGCCTTACGCTTCATTGGCCTCTTCCTCCGCTTTGACCCTCTGGCGTTCCTTGTATTCCGCGGCCTCGCGCTGCCCTTCCAGCCGGAGCTCGTGCATCAGCTGGCGATCGTTCGCTTCGACGATCCGGCGCAAGATCAGGTCTGCCTCGATCCTGGGCGCGCGTTCCGCTTCCTTCTTTGCCGCCGCGGCCCGGCGCGCTACCGCGGCATCCTTCGCTTTCTGCGCCCGCTTGCGTTTGCTGTGGCCGCGCGGGTACTTCACCTTCTTGACGTCTGATACATACAGCGTCATCGTGTCAGAGATTTTCTTCTTCTTCATCTTTACTCCTTTGGCGGTTCGCTTCTTCAAAACCCAGGATGATCCTGGCCTCTTCGTCCTCTTCCCGTGCAAACTCGTACTTGTGGGCTGTCGGCCCCAAGAGCCTCGATCCCAGCGGCTTCACCCACAGGAATTCACCGTCGCACGTAAAGCCGTAGAGATGCGTTGTCGTCCTCGCGACGTGGCACATGTAGGACTCAGACACGATCCAGTCTATCGGCTCGTCGCTGCCAATGAATAATCGCGCGCGTACGATGTGCGACTCATCCCATCTCGTCCCTCTGTATACGCTCATTGCGGCGTCCTCATCTGTTCGAGCAGCTCGGATCCCATCTTCTGAATCCGATAGAATTCCTCTGATCCCATATCGCTTTCCCGGACCCTCTTCAAGATCATCGTGACCACTTGGATCGGGATGTCATAGATGTCCGCCATGATCTCTTTCTGCGCTTCCAGCACTGCGATATCCGGAAGCTCCGGGCAGTCTTCGATCTCCCGCTTCACAACGTGCTTTTTTATTTTCTTGATAATTGCGATATCCAGGACCAGATATGACCCGGCATGATCCTCTTCGATTAAGAACTGGCGCTTGCTGATCATTTCCCCACCATCGCCGCATCATAAGCGGTACTCTGGGTGATCGCCGCCTTTCCGGCGCCCATGGCGACCTCGTGCGACAGTCGTAGATCCTTGATGTGCTCGTTCTTTGCGTCGACGATACCCTTGGTGTCCACGAAGTCCCGCGGTCTCAGGCCGCCGGCCCAGAGGTCGTCCATGATCCGCTGCATCCGCTCTTCCGCAAGGAGGATGTCGCACCCCCTCGACACTTCGCTCCGCCCGCCCGTGGAACTGTAAGCGTCCATGGTAATAGCTACGCATTCGTGCGTGACGCGGTCATCTTCATCTGCGCTGACGACGGACATCACCCATCCCAGCCGATACTCATCTTTGTGTAGCCGGATTGTCATGTGGCTCATGATTGACCTATTGGATTGTGGTTGTACTTTGCATGAACCCAGGAAGGATCCGATGACGAAAATGGAAGCTATCCAGCAATGGCTCGAAGAACACGAAGAGACAGCACTGACCGCGGACGGCTTTGATGATGCGGTGATTGGAATTGTCGGTGGTCATGTCGGCCGGCCGTATCGCGTGGTCTACGACTACGAGAAGTGCGTGCAGGTCTTGATGTCCCGCGACGAGATGTCAGAAGAAGACGCATTCGATCACATGGAGTTCAATGTTGTGGATGCGTACGCTGGTCCTGAGACGCCGGAGTTCCTGGCGTCGGCAGAAGCGATTCTGGAACAGGCGTCTTAGCCGCGTCGAACTGAACAAACTCCAATCGATCGACCGGACAGAAGTAGCACTCCTGGCTCCGGCCGTGGAATGTCTTTGCCTCTACGGTCCAGTATGAGCGCGTGGTATGGCAGTTGACGACCGCGACCGTGGTCAGCGTCGTGTTCCAGATGAAGTAGTAGAACGGCTTCGGGAACTTTTTGTCGTGCGTGTGCTTGATGTCGACCATGATCGTGCGATACGGGAAGTCCCGGGCACAGCTGAACTGAATGTTCTGGCGCCCCTTGCTCTCGACCATCACGCTCACCTCGACGGGCATGGTCATCCGGATATCGCCAGCGTCGGCGTACTGCGCGCGCACAGACGGATCCGGGCGGACCACCGTGGGCATGACCCTGGATTGCAGTCCGAGCGTGTGCTCGAGAAATTCACCGGTTCGGTGTGCTGCGTGTACGGACCCTTCCAGATCCGCGACAAACGTGGGATCGATTTCGTCAAGATTCATGCTCTTACCTCGATTTGTATTTCTGTTGCTTCCCCGTGGACTTCTTGGATGTACTCGAAGGTAATCCCATCTTTTTCTGAATCGCCTTTGAGCCCGAACGCGGCAGCGACAGCATCGCGTAGCTCTTTACAGCCCCCTGAAAAATTGTCATCGTCGAGGATGGATCTTTGATCACGCACGCGCCGTATAATTTTAACATGCAGCGGGCCAGGAAGATCGACCATGCCATTCGCGTCTTCGCCTTTTCCGCCCAGTGCAGCACGTTTGCCTCGTTTCTGCTCAAGACGTCGCAGGGCAGCACGAGAGTCAACACCAAGTTTTTCCTCGGCTTGCTTTCGGTAGTTTTCGGGGAGGTCTTCAAGTCGCATCTTCCTTCTCGGGCAGTTTCAGATCCAGTCTATTCATGGTATGCTCGATACCTTGGAGGAAGTCAAGTGCGGTCGTGTCATCGCCGCACAGCGAGGCTCCATGGACCATCGCGCCAAGTACCGCCTTATACACGAGTGTCGACACAATCCACCCTTCCAGGACTTCCGAGGTCCAGGAGCGGTCCTCAAGCATCGCGAGAATCTTCTCGAACTGCACCATTATCCGCTTCGAATCGAGCTTGGAAATATCAATCCCGATGTCGTTTTCTTTTTCCGTCGCCATCACCATCACCAACCTCTCTATCGCAGCAACTTTTCGCGCGCTTTGCGCTGGCCGCGGGTTTCTTCGTTCCATCTCACCTCGGCGAATGCGATGCCGAACCGAATGCCGTGTTTGATCTTGCACTTGTGTCCACGAAATTTCTTGAACTTCGCCCACCACAATTCTTTCATGTCCTCCGAGCTATGCCACCCCGGCAGGCGCCACATGACGATCCAGGACTTGTGGCCGCGGGAATTAACCGCCGGCACCCGGCCGCACCGGTATCCGTGCGTGACTGTCCATTCGAAGTGACTCGTCGTGAGACCGCCTTTCTGACTGCTTACGCCGCCGCCGTCGCACCGTACGATCACTGCCTTCCATCCGCAGCTGACAGCCCAGATCCGCGCCGCCTCTTTCGTCTTCCGGACGGCCTCGGCCATCTTTAACGTCACGAGCCGGTTGGGATACCCCAGTTGCGCCGCCTCCATCCGCTTCCATGCTGTCGGGAAGAACTGGCGCATCGGCACGTAGTAGGTCACGCCCGGGATCATCCGTGTCCCGAAATCGCTGTCGCGCAGGATGGGGACGAGCTCTTTGCTCTCGTTCAGGAAGAGCATGCCGAACGTCAGCTTTTTTCCCATCGTGCCCTTACATGCATAGTAGGGACGACCCTGGTACATGATCAGGTCATCTGACTGAGGACCGCTTCGAGTTTCGCCGACAGGCTTCATAGGGCAGCGCCCTCCGCACATAAAATGCACCTGACCGGCAGAGTCTCGGTGTCTGCGGCCTGGCCCTGACACTTGACGCACACTGGCAGGTTGTTGCCGCAGCAGGAGCACTGATACGCATCGAGGTCTTCGAGCGAAAGATTCATCAAATCGCTCTCTTCGCCGCAGTCGTCGCAGAAAGACGTCATCACTCACCTCTGTATTTTGTATGAATTGCAATTACGATCGCGCTCAGAACCAATCCCAGTATAATTGCAAGGAAGACGAGCTTGAACCCCAGGAATGCGTCTGCCCCGGTAAACGCAAAAACCCCGTCTAAGCAGATCCCGCCCCGGTGAACCATGACCCCCGCGGTGGCGGTAGAAATGGAAAAGACAGGATCTGCTTGGAAAGGGTTTTTGATAGACAATTGCATGGTTCACCTATAGTCAATAGACAAGTGCCAGTTTATTTTTCAATATACAAAAAATGTTTTTCACTGTACAATTTTTGTACACCTACCTCTTGCAATTGTCGGATACGAGCCCCAATATTACGCAACGGCCCCAATTTCGACAACGAAAAGGTGATCAGTGCCGATTGCAATCAATCAATCTCCTGGCGAATCGAGCCGGAGCGGCGGCGCGGGCGGAATAGTATCCTCCGGCGCTCGTACGCAGTTGAAAGGAATGGATCGGCTGGCGGAAACGCGCGAAACAGCGGCGAATAAAGTCCTGTCGACAGCATTCCCGGGGAATTTATCGGCTTTCTTGAAGCGAAAGTGGAATAATGCCCACAGCGCGAAAGAGCCGATGGAGCAGGAACTCTTCAAATCCCAGCGCCAGCGCAACGCTGAGTATGAGCCGGGACTGCTCGGGATCGTCAAGGAAGTTGGCGGATCCGAAGACTACATGCCCATTACCGCCGACAAGTGCCGCGCCTTGCTCGCTTGGATCGTCGATGTTCTGCTTACGACCGGCGAACGCCCATGGTCACTGAGGCACACACCGGTCCCGGATCTGCCGCAGGAGGCCATCCAGGCCATTCAGGAAGAGGTCGTCAACCTAGTGATGACCGGACAGCTGCCGGAAGAGGCCGCGTTCGAGGCTTCCGCGTTATATGCCGATTATCTGAAAGATCAGTCTGTTCGAGAAGCAGCAGAACGCGCGAAGAAGATGGAAACTCAGATCGAGGATAACTTGGTCGAAAGCAACTTCGACGAGGAATTCCGGGCATTTCTCGATGATTTCGTCACATTCCCGACTGCGATCTTGGCGGGGCCATTCATCCGGCCGAAGAAAGTGACGAAGTGGGAAGGCGGCAAACTATCGATCCAGACCGACCTCCGGCTGATGTTCGAGCGCGTGAGCCCCTTCGACATATACCCGGGCCCGACGATGCGCCATCTGAACGAAGGCTACTTTTTCCACAAAGAGACCGCGGATCGCCAGTATCTCTACGAATTGAGACCCCTCCCGGGTTTCAATACGACGATGATCGACTATGTCCTGGCCCAGCCCAACACGGGCTCGCTCAGTACGGGCGTCGATGAGCAGGAGCGTAACGACCTTGAGGATCGACCGCAGCAGCAAATCTTCGAGAATGAGGACAGCCAGGTCACCATTTACAAGTATTGGGGCCAAGCCCGGGGACGCGATCTCGTTGAGTGGGGACGAAATGACTCCGAGATCGCAGACCCCGAGAAAATGTACGAAATCGAGGCGTGGATGGTCAACGACATCATCATCCGCGCGGTGCTCAACCCACATCCGCTGGGGATCCGCCCGTACTACTCGTCCTCGTACGAAAAGAAGCCCGGGTCGTTCTGGGGATTCTCGGTGCCCGATCGTATGCGGAACATCCAGGACATCATCAACGCCGCGTGCCGAAGCCTCGTCAACAACATGAGCATCACCGCGGGACCGCAGATCATCGTGAACAACGATGCCATCCCGTCCGGCCTCGATATCATGCATCATCAGGCATTCCGGGTCTGGCCATACCAAGGCGGCTATGCCAGCAACCCCTCGGGCAAGCCCCCGATCGAATTTTACCAGCCACAGTCGACCGTCGAGAAATTGATGGGCGTCTTCCAGTACTTCCGCGAGCTCGCCGACGATGCCAGTGGCATTCCCCGATACGTTCACGGAAACTCCGAGATCGGCGGTGCCGGCTCGACTGCATCAGGATTGAGCATGTTGCTTGGTGCATCGGCCCGGGGCGTAAAGCTGGCGATCTACAACATCGACATCGACATCATCCACAAAATCGTCGATGCCTTGTTCACGTTTAACATGCTGTACAACCCAGATAGCTCGATTAAGGGTGATGTGAATATCGTGTCTGCTGGTGCTTTGGCTCTTCTCAACCGGGATCAGCTGCAACAAGGTCGTCAGGAATTCTCCGATCGAACCAATAATGAGATGGATTCCCAGATCATCGACTTGGAAGGTCGCGCGGAGCTCTTGCGCCAAATTGCAGGACCGCTGGAATTGAATCCAGGGGTCATCCCAACGAGAGAAGAGTTGGCGGAAAGATTGATCCGGATGGCGGAAGCTGCCCGGGCCGAGGAAATCGCCGGAGATCAACAAACAACCAAAAAGGAAGGAGCGGCTTAATCATGAGTTTTTTCAAGAAAGGCAAACTGAGACTCAAGGAACTTTTCCTTGACGCTGGCGGATCGATCAAGGTGACACAGGGTTTCTGGCGCGACTGTCCGTTGTTCGCGAAGCCGGGCGATCTGATCCAGTACGACGACGACTTCATCAAGTACAACGACGAAGAGTGGACTGTCACATCCGAAAACAGTTCGGCGACTGCCCATGCCTCATCGCATGGCGGTGCCATCACTCTGACAACGGGTACGACCGACAACAATGCTCATGCGCAGAACCTCGGCGACACGAGTCTGACGCCGTTTATCGACATCCAGGCCGGCAAGAAAGCGTGGTTCCAGTGCAAAGTCACGGAGACCGCCCCAGTAACGGCCCTCAAGGCTGGTTGGTCGCTTGGCTTGATCACTGCCGCAACGCTCGACGTGCCTTTGCTGGATGCTGGCACTGGCGCCACGGCTGATCATGACGGTATCTACTTCTGCAAGTTCGAAGGTGGTACGACCGTCACTGGCCGAACCTCCGATGAGACGACGCAGGCGGAAAAAACCATGGGCGCTCATGCAGACGGCGGCAGTCAAACGCTGGGGTTCAAGTGGGATGGCGTCGGCGAAGTCGAATGGTTCACTGGCGACACGAGTTTCGGGAAGAGCACGTTGTCTCCGACCAGTCTTGACCCGATGACCGTCTTCGCAGCGGTGAAGACACACGCTGCCGAGGCTCAAGTCCTGACGATCGATCGCATCACCCTGATCGCCGAGCGATGAAAAACGTAGCGAAAGCAGCAAAGCGCCTGATGTCGCCTTCTAATCTGGTCGAATTCAAGAAGGTTCTTGAAGAAGAGCAGACGGCGATTATCAAGGCGTTGCTTTCGCCCGACACTGACATTCAACAACCAGAAATCTTTCGGTTACGCGGGCAGGCCCAGGTCGTCGCGTTACTGATACGTGCCGTAGGCGACGAGCTCGCGGCACTGAGAAAATGAAATACAACCACAATCAACGCCCCTGTGGATTAGCCGATCCGTGCTCCCCCAGGACTGTAAGAGGACAACAACCATGAACACCAACGTAGACGACACACTGCCCCCGGCGTTACGCAGGAAGAACGACGCACTTGACGAACAGCTGAAATCAGGCGGTGCCGCTCCGGCGCCCACGCCCGAACAGCTGGTTATCGAGGCCCCGGTTATTCCAGCGGCACCTTCCGTGATCGAGCCAGTGGTCACTGCACCAACACCCACACCAGCACCTACGCAACAGATTGTTCCCCAGCAACCGTCACCCGGGGTATCTCCGGACTTGGCACGGCTGGAAACTGAAAATCAGACGTTGCGCCGAGACCTCGCGATTGCCGAACAGCGATTTCGTACATCCGAAGGCCGGTATGAGAGCCAGCACGGTCAGGTGAAAGCCGAGAATGAGCAGTTACGCTTGCAGATGACGGCCAATGAAACAGCTGTCGAGTCAATGCGCAACGAGCTCGCCCAGCTTCGCCAGCAGACCAAGGTGTCATATACCGATTTCCTTGACGCTGATACGAAAGAAGAGTTCGGCAATGACACGTTCACGCCAGATGCGATGCAGAAGTACATCGCCGCCATGACGGGCCAGAAAGACGATGAGATCATCGAGCTCCGAAAGACGGTTGACGCTATGCGTGAGAATTTCGCATCAATGGACAATCAGGTCAACGCAATCAAAGGCGACGTCACAACCGTCATCCCGGATTGGAACGACGTGAACAATGGCCTTGGAGAATGGGCGTTTTGTGGAGGGTGGGGAACATGGCTTGGCCCCGAGGAACCACCGAGTGAGCGACGGTCGGCAGTTACAGCTGCTTTCCAGAACGGCGATTGGTACACTGTCAGCGCCTATGTCAATCAGTTCAAGAGCGACAAGGCAGGCGAATCTGCTACGGCGCAGTTGCAGAACCAAATAGTACCTGAGTATCAGGGGAGTAACGGATCTTCGGTCCCATCTCAACCATCCGCGACTCAGCAGGATAACCCGGTTTACACAAGCCAGAGATTCGATGAATTTCGGCGTAAATCTCGTGATCACAGCTGGGCGAATTCGGAAGAGTGCAGACTCGAAGAACAAGCACAAAAAGAAGCTATGCAGGCTGGGACATTTGAACCAATGTTCAGTCCTGCTTAAACTAAAGGAATCAGATCATGGGACTTGGAGTATCACCAGGCCATCCGCAGCAAACCGGCGTTCTCACTCCGGAAGTGTGGAGCACAAAGCTGCTCGTGAAGTTCTACAAGGCGACGACCTACGGGGCGATTGCCAATACGGACTACGAGAACGAAGTCAAGGATTACGGCGATCAGGTGAAGATCCGCACGACTCCTGACATTACCATCCACGACTACACCAAGGGGCAGTCTCTCACGACGAGTCGTCCGCTCCCGAATGTCGTCACGCTCACGATTGACAAAGCGAAGTATTGGAATTTCCTGGTCGAAGATGTCGACCACTTCCAGTCCGACGTCGACTACATGGAAGACTGGACGCAGGAAGCGGCACTCAAGACGGAGGAATCAGTCGATTTCGACCTGAACGCCGATATCTTCGCGAACGCTCATGCCTCGAACAAGGGCAATTCCGCAGGCGCGATCAGCGGCAACATCTCGCTGGGTGCCACTGGCGCCTCGCTTGCGCTCAACAACGGCAATGTGATCAATCACATGGCTGACGTCGAGTTGGCTCTGAACGAACAGGAAGTCCCGGAGTGGGACCGGTGGTGGGTCGCCCCGTCGTGGTTCATCAAGCTCGTCCGGACGTCCGACGCGGTCAACGCCGAAATGCTCGGTGACGCCTCTTCGATGATCCGCGGCAGCAAGCGCATCGGTGAGCTCTACGGCTTCACGTTCTACCGCAGCAACCAGTTGAGCACAGTCACGGACGGCGCATACACCGTTACGCACTCGCTCGCCGGCCAGCGCAAGGCGTTGTCGTTCGCTTCCCAGTTCACTCAGACTCAACTGCTCACGAGCGAAGACCAGATGGGGCACAAGTGCCGCGGTCTGTACGTCTTCGGTTATGACGTGCTCAAGTCGGAAGCTCTGGTGGACGACTACATCCGCGAAGGCTGATAGCCTGACCGGATTCCCAACAACCTCAACATGATACATAAGGAGAAATATCATGGCAGTTGATCTCGACCTCGCAATCGGCGGAACTACTGGTTCCCCCGCAAACACACGCGGTATCCCGGGTCCGTTCGCGGGCTCGCTTACCGTGAATTTCGCAGACAGCCCGCTGGCGATTCAGCCAGCATGGCATGTGATCGCGAATATGCCTGCTGGCGCCATCATCCAGCACACGGTGATCCTCGCCGAAGAGGCGGTCACTGGCGGTACTGGGTTCAACCTCGGTACTGCTCTTGACGGCAGCAGCTACACCGTTGACAACATCCTCGACGGGGCTGACATGAGCGCCGCCGGGAATTTTGAAGTCGGCGACAGTGATGAAGCTGCTTTGGGCGGATTCTTCACTGCGGCCTCCGAGCTCCGGCTCGAAGCTGTGGCAGCTGCGACTGACGGTATCATCACGATCCAGTGGGTCGGCTGGTACTTCGGTACGGCGGTAGGTGAAGTCCGCACGTAAGCGACAATGTTTCGAGTCGGCAGCGTTCTCAGCCTTGTGGTTGGGCGGGGGGCGCGGCCGGCTCGATTCCTTTTTCTCAAATTCAACCACACCGGAGAAGTTCATGAAGAAGAAAAATGCAGGCACAACGACTGATACGACCTCGATCCCGGAAGCCGCTCCGACAGCGGAGCCAGTGGTCGTCCAAAACGATTTGCCCGGCAACAACACGATGGCCGCGCCCACTCTCGAAACAATCATGGTGCAGATGATGCAGGCCCAGCAGGCCCAGTCTGCACAGATGATCGCATCCCAGGAAGCGATGACGACCCTGATTTCCCAGCTGGCAGTGCAGAATCAGGCATTTGTCACGCTGCACGAGGAAAGCCAGTCGTTACAGGCTATCCGCACCGGCAAGATCGACGCTCCCGGCGAACCCGTGTACGACGAAAACACGATCTATCTGGTCGACAACCGTCCGGAGCAACTTGGTCAGGTCTTGATCTACAACGAAGGACTGCTTCCCCGCGTCGGCCAGGATTTCGATATCTGGATTCCGCCCGGCTGCAATGCCAAAAGCTGTACCCGTTCTCTCGAGCTCTACAACGGCCTGAACGCCACGGTTGCGAAAACGACCGAGACGATGACCAGGACCGAGCTCTTCCAGTACATCGGGCGTCGGCAGCTGGCGATGGAGAGCGGTGTCGCGGATCTGTCTCTCGAGGAACTGCGCGAAGCAGTATCGAAAGCGGACCATTTCCAGACCAACACTCCGAAAATCTCCCGGACGGCGATTATCGACGGGGCAACAGGTCAGACGGTCGCCGAGGCCATAGCCTCCGAGCACGGCAAGGCGCCAGCACCATCCGGGATCGGCTGAAATGGCATTCCTCGTATCCAGCATTGTTGATGAAGTGAGGGTTCGGATGAAAGATTCGATCGCTCCGAACCGGTATTCAGATGCATTCCTGATCGATGCCGTCAACAGTGCTGGCGAGGACGTGGTTGGCAGATATCCGCAGGCGTTACACGACGGGGCCATGTCGACAACGACGGAGTTTACGAGGGTCACTGCTCTTACGGATTCGGTTTTGGTGAACGATACCTACCGGAAGCCTTTCGTGAACAACATGGTCGCGCAATGCTACGAGCTCGACGGCGAACATGCCGGCAATCTCAGAACCGCTGACTATCACAGGAAACTCGGCTGATGGCTACCGTCAACACAGACAAGAAGATCCCCGAGGCTCGGTACTTCATGGACCTGGATCTCGTTGATGCCGGGGCGCGATTATTCGCTTCGACCAATGTCGTGACCCAGGTTCCGAAATGTTCGGACGTGGAGCTCAAGCTGGCGTTGCAGAAGCGGATGCGCGACTTCTGTACGCAAACGCTGTCGTTGGAGATCGACTTACTTGCCGAAGACATCATCGCGGATCAGAACGACTACGAATTCCTGATCATCGACGACAGCGACGAATGCTTCGAGATCGAGCATTTGGTCAAGGTTCTGGTGGACCGCGTCGAGATGGTCCCTATGAAGGACTACATCATACCGAATCCTGGGAAACTGTTCTTCTATGCTCCGCCCGGCCTTGCGATCACTGGCGGTCTTGAGATGCGCGCAGCTATCAAGCCTCGCGTCGGCACCTCTGACATGGATCGTGTATTTTTCGATGAGTGGTATGAAGCGTTCGAGCACGGCGTCATCTACACGATGTTGCAGATGAACAACAAGCCATGGAGCAACCCTACCTTGGCGAATTTCCACAAGAGCGAGTGGGATCGGCTTATCACGGATGCGATTGTAGATCGGCAGCTGGACGGCACGAACGGCATACCTACGGCGAGATTCAAGAACTGGACTGGCACGTCTGCCGGTCGTGGACGAGCAGGCCGGCTGTCGGCATAACGGAGTGATTCAATGGCAATTCACGAATTGACAGCAGGCGACGATCTGCCGCCATTCAAATTCAACATCCAGAAGCCTTTGGGGACGAATCTGGCACTGGCCGCGGCGGACACCGTCCATTTCTCATTCATCCGGCGCAGCACGAGCGCGGAAATCTTCAACGTCCAGTGTACCGCGATCACTGGCGGCACGACAACCTGGAAGGCGACTCCCCCGGCCAACGCCTTTGACGGTCTGGCGGGCGGCATCTATCTGGGGATCATCTATTTCTTGATCGGCGGCACTGATCGGCAGACCTCGACCGACCAGATCATGTTCCGGGTCAAAAAGAAACTGAGTACGACATGAGCCTATCGACAGAACAATGTGATTTTCACATCACTGATTTTACCGTGGATCAACTGCGCGTAGTGGCATTCGAGTGTTTGCCAGCAACCTACGAAGATGAATATTCACCCGAACTTGGCGCCTATGACTTAGGTGGACCGGAGAGTGTAGCCCCATGAGATATGTACGACAATTGAATGACGACTGGTGCGTGACGACAGGAGGTAATCGAGTTCTCCTGAACTGCGGCGATAGCGAAGCAGATGCCCAGGCCGAATGTGACCGCCTCAATGGCGTCGAGCCGAAACCCGTCCTCACGAAACCAGCGCCTGTAAAAAAGGCCCCTGCGAAAAAAAAAGCCCCGGCAAAGCGGAAGCGATGAACGAAGGCCCTCTAATCTGGAAGCCGATGGTTGAAGCTGCGTGCGATGTGTACGACAGCCCCAATCGATTCAGTGCTGCCGGCGTCGAGTTCTCGACCGAGAAGGTAGGGGATCTGGATTGCTTCATCTTCGCCGGGACCAACGCGGGGAAGTCAGACAGCAAGATCCAGCGCCTTGCGGCCCGCCTGACCGATTGGGCGCGTAACTGTCGCCGCGGCCGGAAGTCCGTCACTGTCCGAGGGCGAAAGGTCAAGGTGCATTCCGGCTACTGGGAAGGCGCCGGGATCGCGATGACTCATTTAACAGCGTTTGCGGAGAGGCATGAAGAGATCGGAATCATCGGGCACAGTGCCGGTGCGGCCGAGGCTGCTTTGGCGGGAATCCAGATCGAGAGCAGGTTCCCCGGCAAGATCAAGCGACTCTGTTGCGCGGCCATGCCTCGGATCGGCAATCAGGCACTGTCCAACGCATTCGAAAGCCTCTTTCCGATGGCCGATCGTTACCGCCTGTATGGTCGCAAGCGTGATCCTATCTGCTTCCTGCCGGTATTCGGATACAAATTCCTCGCGCCAATCACCTGGCTCCCAAGCAAATTGGACGGCAAGCTCGATCACGGCTGCTCGCAATACGCACAACTCGTCAACGAATAGGGATATCATGTCCAACGTAACTGAAAACGTCCTGATGGCGAACTACATCAGCACCACGCTGAACGGGGCGATCCTTGCCGGTGACCTCGCGATGACTTTGACCTCCGTGACCGGACTGCCGACGATAACCACGGCAAACGGCAAGCATACCTATCTGGAATTACAGCAGGTGGCAACTCCGGCGAATCGCGAGATCGTCAAGGTTACGGACATCACCGGTTCCGTGCTGACCATCGTCCGGGCACAGGATGGCACGTCCGCGCTGGGTTTCGCCGATGGCGACCGGGTGCGTATGACGATTACGCGAATCTTGGAGGAGGACTTTCGTAATGAGCTCAAGGACGTGATCGATTACGTGGACTACGCTCTGCCGGGAATTGCCGACCAGACTGATGCGGCCGTAACCAACTCGATCGCTGAGATTATGGCGAATTACGGCGCCACGACGTATCACACAATCATCCTGCGGCCCGGCACGTACACGATTCCAGACAACCTAACGTGCGACCAGTACACATCTTTCCACATTCTCGGGGGCGCCGAGTTTGACATCACGGTGAACAGTAAGACGCTGGCAATCAATGGGGGCGTGATGGCAGGCCACTATCCGATTAAGACGGCACCGTCAGGAACTGCTCGGAAGATGGAAATCTTCAATCAACCGGCTCTCGTTGAGTGGTATGGCGCCACGCCAAACATGGCAGCAGGAAAGGCAGTTCTCGAAAACGCCGCATTGGGTGCCATTCATTTGGTCGTTTCGAGTGGTATCAATGTCGAAGATGATCTCACCTTGGACACCACCCTGGAAATCTTGGAAATCCGCAACGGAGCCATCCTCACGGCAACGAGCACAAAGACACTGACGTTCTCTGGGCAGTTTATTCATGCGATTGAAGGCGATCAAGTCTTTGGATCGACAGGCATGGCTGGAACGATCAATAACGACTCGATAAGCGCACACTGGTTTGGAGCACAGGGCGACGGCGCAACGGACGATGAAACGTCAATCGAAGCCGCAATCACCTTCTCGCGCGCTGGCGGCACGATCACGTTTATCTCCGGGCTCACATACCTGACCGGCCAGATCAACGTCACCAAAGAAATCATCCTCGACGGCGGACACTTCAAGAGCACCGCGGCCAATGCCGGGGACTCGCTAATCGATCTGAATGGTTCGGGACCGTCCGACTCAACGATCAGGAATTGCTACATCGAAGTCCCAGGCGCGACTGTCGGCGGTGATGTCGCCGGTATCAAGATCGAGTCGTCTACCGGCGTGTTCATCTCCAACTGCACATTCAGCGGCGCCAAGGCCGCGGCAAGCAACTCGGCCTGCGTTTATCTTGTATCGGCCCAGCGGGTCAATATCGAAAACTGCCGGTTCACCGGAGCGGACGAAAACACAGTGACTTTCGAGAACTCTTCGAATTGCACGCTCAACAACTGCATCCTGACATCGGCCGGCGCCGTAGGGTCCAGTGTTGAGGTTGCTGGCACGGGCGCCGCCTGCATGATCAGCGCGAACGTCATCAAGAGCCACCTCGGCAATGGCGTCACAGTCACGGCCTCTGATGTTGCGATCATCAATAATATGATCACCGGCAACGTACTAGACGGGATTGTGGCGGACGGATCGAACATTGCGATCACTGGCAATAACATCACTGGCGGCGGCGCGAAGACAGATAGTGGCGTGGCTTGCGGATCGAGCGCCAGCGGTATCGTGATCTCCGGAAACTCGATCACTGACTTCTCGAACGCGGGTGGAGAAGCTGTGGACATCGATGCGGCAGCGACTGACATCGCCATCCAGGGCAATGTGCTGACCGGTAACTTCGCCACCATTACCGATGCCGGCGGCACCAATGTCAAGATCGGCGCGAACGTCGGCGTCGACGACGTGTACATGGCCCAGTACGATACCGCCAACACGGTTGATGGCGTTGTTCTGGCAGACAACGTATGGACGATCATCCCGATAAACACCGAAATGGTTGGTGCGGATTTCGCGGCGGCACCGGCGGCAAGTCAGATCACAGTCCAGCCGGGCACTTATGAGTGCAGGTATCAGGTGATGGTGTCGAATGGAGGTGCCCAGACAGGCACATTCCAGGCAAAAATTCGCGACACGACCGCCGATTTAGATATCAGCGTGGCAGACGGGTACAGTAGCGACTCTTACTCCCTGGTCGCGAATAGGACAGCGGGCGACGCATCCCAAACACCCATTGGTAAAACCTTTCGATTCAGTTTAACTGCCGCATCAGACCTTGAAATGCGAGTCTATGCAAACTTAGGCGTGGCAGGCGGAACAGGCAAAGCAGCTTTTGCCGCATCGGCTATCATTGAACTTCCGGGGGCTTCGGCACCAAAGGAAGTCTACGCCTGGCTCGAAATCCGGAGGGCTCAGTAATGCGGGTACTCTACGTTGATGACGATGACGACAACCGCAAGCAATTCTTGATTGCGGCGAGGATCGCACAGGTCGATCTGGATATCGATCTGGCGGCGAGCGTCGATGAGGCCGAAACGAAGATCAACGGCGTTGGGCAGTACGACATGATCGTCAGCGACGTCATCATGCCGGCGCGCAAGGGATGGGAGTTGATTCCGAAAGCGAAGAAACGCGGGTTTCCGCTCGTGTTTGTCACCGCCTACACAGATCAAGCAGAGAAAGATCAGCACCTGTCAGGACATCTGGTCCTGGGGAAAGGCATGAATGGCTCGCCGACACAAGTCGAACTCTGTCAGGCTATCAGCAATGGAAGATTGGCAGTCATGGCAGCGGTAGATGACCTAAGCCGTTCAGCGGACGAGACGCAGATCATGGCAAGGCAGATGACGCGCGAGACAGGACAGATGGTGGCACATGGATGATAAAATTCTCGAAAACCTTGGCTTCATTAAAGGCACAATGGAAGGCGTACAAGGTGAAATTGGGAAGGCTCGCGAAAATATCGCCACCTTATTCAACTCGGAAGCGGAGCATGACACAGAACTGCAAAAACAGTTACAGCGGATTGAGGCACTGGAAAAGGTCAATGACGATGCCTCTGAGTCTCAGGGAGATTGGAAGCGCGGGCTTGTCATGCCTTTGCTTGTTGCTGTTATCATGGCCGTGGCAACGGCTATCGTCGGTGCCTATATCTGGGTTCAGGTGCAGCGCCAAATTGAAAACATGCGGATAGACCCGACAACACATGCCTTCATTGAAAGTCAACCAGATGCGGGGGATGTCGCCGAGGACGGACGATAAACTCCTTCCGGCGTCATACTCATCCAGCGCAAAAGATGTCGATCTGCTCTCCGGCAAAATCCGTGCTATCCTCAACACGGCAGTCGTTGAGGCGATCGGCAGCGGCCAGATGTCCATCTACTACTGGGACGGCCCGAACAAGTGGTTGTCCTGGACTACGGATGTCGATGTTGTGCGCACACCTATTGGCGGCGACATCTACAACCGGATCTACTTCACAGGTGACGGAACACCGAAAGTCCGTGGGATCGATGCTACTGTCGATTCGGAATACGATCTGGGGCTCCCGGCGCCCTCGAACACCCCGACCATCGTCACGCAGCAAAAGAGCCTGACCAACTGGACGCGGACTTGGTACTACTGGTACGAAGAGCCCGGCGGCAACACTGTCGACGCTGGCACGCTGACCGAAGGCGTGGACGTGATCGAGGTCACCCCGGGTCAATCCTGGACGATCTCGAGCATTCCCGCGAAGGTCACGGCAACAGCTGATGCTGTGTTCGTGGCCTACTTTGACGGCACCAGCAGCGGTGGCACGCACCTCGGTCGCCTGTGGCCTGATGTTTCTCTCTACTCTGGGTCCACCGATTTCGTACTGAACGGTGGTATCGGAACTATGACCCAGGTCACGGCCAGCGGTGTCGCGACCTTGACGCTGTCACTCGCAGATCCGGATCCTAGCAACTACTCTGTCGATCGAACCTACGCCCAGACCTACGTGTCAGCATGGGGCGAAGAAGGGCCTCCAAGTACGATATCGACCGTGCAGCGAGTGTCCCCGGCCCAGGATGCTGTGATTTCGAACCTGAACACGACACTGGCCGGGAACTACAATGCCGCCAGCAAGCGGATCTACCGATCGATCACGAGCTCGTCGGGAACAACCTTCTTCTTGGTAGCCGAGGTTTCTCTTGCAACAGCGACCTACACCGACAGCAAGCTCGACAGCGAGATCAACGGGGCCCTGAATGAGCTCAAGTCGGATGGCAACGGCACAGTCGGCCGATCCTGGCAACCGCCGCCTGCCGGCCTCACCGGTCTCGTAGAGATGCCGGGCGGGATCCTGGCCGGGTTCGTCGGGCGCGAGGTCTACCTGTCGGAGCCGTACCAACCGCACGCATGGCCTACCGGCTATTCCAAGGGCGTCGACTACGATATCATCGGCCTCGGCGTCACCGGCAACACCCTGGTCATCATGACTGACGGGTTCCCGTACGCCTTGAACGCGATCGATCCGGCCGTGTCGCAGATGACGCGCGTCGAGATCAACCAGCCGTGTGTGGCGAAGCGTGGGATTGTCGACGGCGGATCCTTCGTGATCTACCCGTCCCAGAACGGGCTCATCTTCGTTCAGGGCAGTTCTGCCTCGATCGGATCCGAGCAGTTCTACACACGAAAGGAGTGGAGCGCCATCAACCCCGAGACCATGGTTGCGGCGATCCACAATCGAAATCTGTACCTGTGGACCGACAATATCGGCCTGATTGTCGACATCGACGAACGCGAGATCGGGATTATCGAGACGACTGTCACCGCTACTGGGGTTCACTCAGACCTGGAAAGTGACCGGTTATACCTCATCTCCGGATCTGACATCGTGGAATGGGAAGGCGGGACGACCCAGATGACCGGCTACTGGCGATCGATGGAGATGACATTCGAACGTGAGTTCACCCCGGTGATCTATCGCGTGGTTTCCACTGTGTACCCGGTGAGTGTCGAGTTCTACGCGGAGGGTTTGCTCGTGCAGACACTCTCTTGTCCTGACGATGAAGCGGCCAAGGTGCCAGTACTCCGGCCAGAGAAGCACTGGATGATCGCGACGTCCGTTGCCGGTGACGTGGATCAGATTATCGTTGCCGACTCACTATTGGAGCTCGATCGATAATGCCTGATGTCGTTTCAATCCCAGACGTTTCCAGGGTCACGGATACCGAGACTCGCCGGATCCTTCTGGCCATGAAAACGCAGATCGACCGACTTTCCGGAGTTGGGCGGCAGAGCGACCGGCCTGTTACGGTCCAGGAGCTCACGGATGCGGGTATGCTGGTCGATAACGGACGTAGCCTGATATCGAGTGCGGTTCTGGTCAACGGCACCGATACAGGGCCTGTAAGCGCCGCACGTCCGGAAAACTTCCAGATCACGAATAACAACCTGACGCTGATCACTGCTTCCTGGGATGCTGCGCTCTCGAGGAACCACTTGCTCACGGAGCTCTGGTACAATACGACCGACGACTCCGGGACCGCCACCCGGCTTTTGACTGAGCGCGGGACGTCCGTAACCTTTCGCCCGCCCACTGAGTTTGGGACGACGCTGTATTTCTGGACCCGGCACATCAATCGAGATGCTGCTCCGAGCGCGTACCATGCCACAAGCGGAATTGCGTTGTCCACAAATGGAGAGGTCGACGAGCGGGTTTTGCGGATCCCGTTCGATATTCCTTCTGGCGGTCTGGCCAACGGTGTACATACGTTGCCTGGAAAACTTCCGAATAATGCGACGGTCATACGGACCCGTTATAACGTCACTACTACCTTTACCACGGCCGGAGTGACGAGGGTCGCGCTCGGGATTGATGCTGACGATACTTCGGGGCTTCTCGCGGCTGTAACCCTAGTCGCTGGATGGACATCAGGATGGCACGAGGGTATCCAACAGGGCGCGACATTGGACTATTCAATTGCGACTACGGCAGAACGATCGATCATCGCTACGGTAACAACCGGACCAATAACTGCCGGCAACGCTATCATTCACCTCGAATACGTGGTCAATTAACACAAGGAGAACATCATGGGCAAGTTGAAGACAATCCAACGGGGCGGCGGCGTTGTGGGTAACGTGGTATCGTCGCCGTGTCCTGAATGCAAAGGCAAAGGCAAGATCGGCACTTACCAGTGCTTCATGTGCAACGAGGGTCGCCGCGGTGGCGTCGTTGACGAGTTCAAAGGCAGTAAGATCAGAACCTGCGAGGCCCGGGAACAAGGATGAGCGACGTCACGACAGCTGAGTTCGAAGTGGTTGCTACGGTGCGGAAGCCGAAGCCAGAGATCCGTATTGCTAACGCATCGGATGTCGCGGGCCTCACTCAGTGCATGATCGACTTTGCCGAGGAAATGGAACTGGGAAGTTTTGGATTGAAGGTCAATCCCCTATCGTTCCATGCTTCGTTGCTGAATCAGATGATCAATGCACCTGGGACTTTCGTACTCGTTGTCGAAGCTGATTCTGAGATCATCGGCGGTGCAATGCTTTCTCTCGAACCCCAATGGCTTTGCTCGTCGCAGATCGTGGCGATGGAGAAGTTCTGGTACTTGCATCCGGATTGGAGAAAAGGATCGAGCATTGCTATCAGGATGTGGAAAGCCTGCGAAGAGTGGGCACGCGATTGCAGAGCCGAACTCATGTGCGTAGGCCACTTCGCGAGCGCGCCTCCGGCCGCTGCCGCCATCTATGAACGTCGAGGCTTTACGCCTTACTTTATCGAATACATGAAGGAGATCAGGCCATGCCAGTCGTAAGCGCAGCTCTTGGATTAGGGACCATTATCGCAGGTGCTGCCAGCACTGCCGGAACTGTCGCAGCTGGCTATGCGGCCGGTGGTGCTGCTGCGCTTGTAGGTGGAGGACTTGGTGGTGTCGGCCCGGGTCTCATAGGTGCTGCCGGCGGATGGGGCGCTGTCGCAAAGGGAGCCCTTGGAGCCTACTCGCTTTACAATGGAATCCAGGGCGCAGAGCAAGCCGCCCAATTTGCGGATCAGCAAGCGGGTGCAGTAAATGATTCGTTTGACATCCAGAAGCAGCAGTATCGAGAATACCTGAACACTTACCTGCCGCTTGAGCGACAAGCCGCCGCACTTGCGCGTACTGGCATCCCGGCAGACTACGCGGCCGAGCGTGCTGGCAATGAAGTTCAACAGCAAATGGGTCAGGTATACGAAGCGCAGAATCGCGAGATGGCCCGGTATGGTGGAGATCCGACCTCCGGCGCGATGACCAGTCAAAGGGCTGATATTTCGCGGATCGCTGGACTTGCAGAAGCTGGCGCCCGGACCAACGCCCGCGAACGCACAGAGGCTGAGAATTTCCGCAGAAAGCTCGCTATCCTCAAGATTGGGCGTGGTATCCCAGACAACGCAGCAAACGGGATGCTGGACGCAAGCCGGCAGTTTGGCAGTCTCGCTGATTCGGAAGCTAATGCATCTGGCAATATCGCAGAAGGTATTTCGGCACTTGGCCCAATCCTTGGAAGCATCCTCCAAAAACGAACTCCGCCCGCGCCGATCACTACTGGCGGCGGGACCGGGTTTTATCCTGGCACAAAAGTCGCCGCTGGAATACCGACAGGCAAGCCCCTGACGATCGGTGGAAGCAATCCGTATTTGCCAGCTTGGGCGCCCGTGCCTTCATCGAAATACCCAAAAATGACGCTGGGTAAACCCAAAATTTAACGGAGCGGTACAATGGCATCAGTAAGAGGATACGGTGGACTTGCGAAGGGCATTACCCGAGCAGCCGATACCATGCACAAGCGCGGGATCGAGGACTCCCGGGAGGCCCGGGCACAGGAAAGCCATGAGCACGAGATATCTGCAAAGATCCTGGAAGAGCAGATCCGCCGGTATGACTACGGTGAAACTCGTGCGAACCGTCCGTACCGCGACGACGTCTGGAAAAAAAGCCAGGAAGACCGGAACGAACATCGCGAACGAAAGGTATTGCGTGACCAGAAAGCTAAGAACGAATCAGATAAGATGAAGGAGTGGGATAAGTTTGCTGGCACTCGTCAGGCCCAAGATGACGCCTTGAAGATGGAAGCAGATGAATTTACTAGTACTGATGGCGTGGACGCTCGCAAACATGCCGCAATGACAAAAAAACGAAAAGACGCTGAATGGCTTGAAGGTGAGGCTGGCCGAAGGGACGAAAGGTATACCCAGCAACAGGAGAGGGAGGCCCGCCGCGCCGCTTTGCGTAATGATCCTGGTCAGTTTTTAGATCCGGAGATGACAAAACAGATAACACAGAGTGGCCAGGAATTAACAATTGCCCTTCAAGGGGAACAAGCCAATGCGGTAGCGGACGCTGCAAGGGAAATTGCAAAGAAACGATTCGGGGAAGCTGCTGGTCAATTTGCTGCTGTGCTTAAAACAAGGGATCCTGTTTTCGCAAAACATGCGGAAGATATCTTTAATTCGAATAACAAGGATCAGTCGCTGAAATACATCGGGAATGAGGATGGTAAAATCCAATTCGAAATAACCACTCTTGCAACTGGCGAAGTTCGCGAATACAACCTGGACAAGCAGGGTCTGGGATTTCTGATCAAGGCTCAGAATTTCGGTGACTTCCAAAATGGTCGGACCTCCGTGAAGGACATAGATAACGCAACTACCGCGTTCACGAAGAGTTGGGGCGAGATGGTCATCCCGGAAGGAGAAGGGATGGAAGATACCTACGATAAATTCAGGATGATCGGCGAAGATGCCATTGCACTGATCGGCAATTCCGATGGCGTGCCGATGCCGCCGATCGCTGAGATTCGTCTTGCAGTCATCGGTCTTCTCAACAACTACTTGGATATCAAGAACGGAATAAACGGTAAGTTTGATGACGAAGCGGATGAAATGGCATGGTTGTCCGAGGCGGATGAAATGATCGCACAGGCATTTATCCAAAGAGAAAATCCCCCAGTGCCGGAAGATGTACCAAAGAGAGAGTTCGAAGATGGTGAAATTTCTGCGGAAGATCAATATGTTATTCAAAATCAAAAAAAGTTTTCTCCGGAACGAATCGCGCAGGCAAAGGCTAATGTAGCCAAGGCTAAAGAAGATCATGACGTCAAGTATGCCGGGATCAAAGCGGAAACTGCCGGAGCATTTGCAGGCGGCATTATCGGACCTCCCTTAAATGTAGCAAAAGGACTTGGTTCAGCTGCATTAGATGTCACCGGCAAGGGGATTGATAAGATGATAGATCAAGGAGACCAGTTGATCGATTTCTTTGGAGACTCGAGAACTAATTCCAATCTTCCGGCTTTTGGTTCTGATCCGCTCCAAGTAGATCCAATCGGAAGCGCGTATATAGCAAAGAACGGCAATGATCTTGAAGCAGCCAAAAGAGCACTTATGTTAGATTCGAATGAGCAATCCAGCAATGGCAATGAAAGAGCCGCCAAGCGGCTTCGTGCCTCGGCACTCCTAATCCAGAACAGACAATCCGCTTCATCTACTCAATCGCCCCAACCCGCTCCTGCCGGAATTCAGTAAATGCCCGCACCTCGTCCAAAGGTAGTCCTGAATGCTTACGGTCAGTCGACCCGCGGCATTCCTGGCGGTGTAGCCGGTACGACACAGGGCTACCAGCCGCGCGTGTCGATACCGAATTACCAAGCTCCCGATCGTCCGGGTGCTTTTGGCGAAGGCGTTGGTGTCGGCATGCAGGGCCTCAAGGAGATGGGCGGTGCCGCAATTGCTGTTGGCGGCAAGCAATTGGGTAGTCCTGGAATGATGCGATACGGCATCGGCATAATGGATCGCGCCAGCGCCGCACAGCAAGACGTCCTTACCCGGGCCCAGACCTACGAGGACATCGACGGCTTTGGAACTTTCGTCGAGTGGATGCAGTTCAACATGGGTCGCGCGGCCCCGTCAGTCGCGGAAGTGGCCGTGAGCTCCATGATTGGCGCGGCAATGGGCGGCGGCGTTGGTGCAATTCCTGGTGCTTTTGGATCCGGCGCCGCGCGTAAAGCGTTGTTGAAGATGGCCAAAGGAGAAATCCTCGATCGAGCCGAGATGCGTTTGGCGCAGCAGGCAATCAATGCAGCTGGGCGTGCCCAGATTAAAAAGGCCATGGTCAGTGGTGGCGACGACCTGACCGCGATTACCGCAGCAGTGGGCACAGGTCCAACCGAAGCGATGCAGCTTCTCAAGGCGACTGCGATCGGCCAAGGGGTTCGCGGCGGTGCTCACGGCGGCGGGATGGCAGCTGGCTACGAGCTCGGCGTCGGAGAGATCGGGTCGAGCCTGTACCAAGCGACCGGCGAGATCCATGCGGGCCCGGCGCTCGTCGGCGGCATCCCTCACGCCTATCTCGAATACCTTCCCTATGCCACATTGGCTAAGTCCATCGGCAAAACTGTGCGTCGGCAAGCTCAAAAAGATATCAACACAATCGTAGCTGAACGAGCCGCTGCCGGCGCTACTCCTTGGAATCCGAACACCGCGATGGCGAAAGCCGCCGCTGCCGGGGTCGCGAAAAGCACGCTGATCGAGCCGATCACAGAAGAGTTGCAGACTGAGGTCGAGCTCCTGGTCCGTGCTGGCGTCGATCCTACCTTTGATTTTGGCGGCGACGAAGCATTCAGCCAGCGCATGCACGCATTTATCGACTCGATACCGGGCGGACTGTTCTTTGGAGCTCCTGGGGGTGTCGCTGGCGGCGTACGCGGCCGTAAGGAAGCACAGGGCATGAATGTCGAGCTCCAAAAGTGGATCGACAAGTACGGCACGGCCCTCGACGACGATCTGGACAATCCAGCTGGCGGCGGTACTGGCGGCACGCCCGCGGGCACCAAAAATATCCTGGACCCCACGGATTCTGCTGGACTCCCAGTTACTCCGAACCCGGCACCGCCGAACCCGGCACCGCCGACGCCCCCCGCCGCTCCGGCACCGCAAGGACCGGCCGCGGCACCGCAAGAACCCGCGCCAATGCCGCAAGGCCCCATCGTGCCGCCGCCGCCCGATCCGCCCGCAGCAATGGATCCATTCTATGCGATGTTCGAGGCTCATGAGGATGCTTATGTTACTATTAACGGGAAAGACAGTGCGATTCTCATCGCGGCCGAACTTGAGGAAATACGGTTCAATAGTCCAGAAGAGGTCAAGGCATACGCCATAGATTTATCACGCCAGCAGTTATTCCAGAATATCCAGGCCAAGATAGATGCTGGTATGAACTTGTCTGCATCTGACCCCAGCGTTGATGACTTTAAGGCGATGCAAGACGCCTTGGAGGGCGCAGGGTTGCCGCGATCGGCCAAGATCGATGAAGAGATTGAATCTCTCAATGCGCATATTGCCGCAGAGGCAGTTCCAGGGTATGTTGAACCAACCACTCCCGGGGCGCCCGCGGGGGTTGCGTCTGAGCCATCGGTCGGCACGGCTGGCGATCCAGTGTCAACTTCACAATCTCCACAGGCGACTTCCGGGACTCTTTCGGAAGTCGAAAAACCCAAAACACCAACACAAACGGAGGTGCAAGATGCATCCGAAGAACCGGCAGATCAAAACCTCGATGACAATCGGGGACGGGATCGCACACCAAAAGGGGGGAATCGCGTCGAGTCCCCCAAAGACAAGCTGCGAGGCCGAACGGGCCGGCGGCGAAAAAGGCAAGTCGGAAAAACTGCGGTCGGCAGCGGCCTGCAAGTAGACGGCAAATCGGTAGACCCGGCGGCGAAGGGCGACCCAGTTCAACCTTCGCTGTCGGAGATGCCTCCCGACCTTCCCGCCGCGAAAGCTACGGTCCCGGACCAGTTCACTACCGAACTTGGATCTACCTACGAGATCCATGCAAACAATACCACAACGCGGAATAAGGCTAAACGTAAAGGGCACCCGAATGACTCAGGACTAAAGGATAGGTCCGATCAAACCTACTACGTCAAAAGCGATGATGCTTGGCGCCTCGCCCTGCCCGAGGGCAATTTTAGGATCGTTGATCATGGCGACGACACGATAAGTCTCGCCACCCCTGACAAGAATACAGCGAAATGGGGCATCGCTAAGTCAAATAAAAATATTCCTGTATCGAAGGAACCCTCGGAAGGGACGCATCCTGTCGAGGTATGGTTCAAGACTAAGACCGAGGGCAGCACGGCCTATCGAAAAGCGCACATCGGGAACAAGATCACCAAAGTGCAGAGCTCGAAGATGACGGAGCAGGAACTGTTTGCGGAGCAGGAGCAGGAGCAGGAGCAGGAGGCAAAAGAAGTTGCCCCAGAGGCCAAAGAGGATCCACCCGCGAAGAAGCCGGCCGAGAAGAAGAAGCAACCCCTGGCTACAAAATCTCCGGTCACTCCGAAAAAGAAACCTGCAAAGAAGGATAATTCGAAACCTACATGGATCAAACCTAGAGAAGGCAAGCCGGCCAGCGATGCGGCCAAGCAAAGGGCTCTTAGTCTGGGAATCAGAGCCAAAAAACAGCCCGGCGAGAAAGGTCGTTGGGAATGGCTCAACTTAAAAATTTCGAGATTCACAGAAGTATTCGTTAAATTTCTCAATGCTGTTGTTGGTATTGACTTTGTGCGTGTAAGGAGTGACATCGACATATCTCATGCACAACTCGAAAGAGATCGTAATTCCCTTTATTTAGAGGGCAAGGATTTTGATACGGCTCTAAGAACCGGAGAAGCCACGAAGTCACAGGCCGATGATTTATTGTATTCGATCGGCGAATTTTCTATTCATGTCAACGAGAGGATGAAACGGATAGACGTCCAGCATCACATGAGCACTTCCTCGGTAGATAAAGAAAAACTTTCAAAGGCCCATAAAGAACTAAGCGAACTTGCCAGTGCGCTGGATGCTTACTCTGAGGATCTTATCGATTATGCGGAAGTGAATCTAACAGACAAGCCGCGGAAGCAGCCAAAGGCGCCTGTCGAGAAAAAGGTTCCATTCAAGCCAAAGGAAAATTACGCAGGCCCGCCCCGAGTGTCCTTTCTGGTGACGTGGATGACCGAGAATAAAATCCAGCTGAAACCCAGAGAAACTACGTCATGGAATAAGGTAAAAACCAAGGGTGTCGCTCTTGATAATAGTACGTTATTTGGGGAGGATCGCGAGGACGAGATTCAGCGGGCATTAGACTTGATTAAGGAAGTTGATGCATTCGTGGAAAGCCTGAACAAGAAAAAATCACATCCTGATTTTTCGGTGAAACTCTCGACCTTTTCAGCCGAATTAGTCGATTACTATTCGGACTCTCCGAAAAAGGCTAAAGTGGCACCCGAGCCGACAATCCGGCCACTGGTTGAGCCCAGCAAGAAAATGGCCACACATATTGCCAACTTCCAGGCAGATGTAGAAGCCGACATGCGTGCGTCCCTGGAAAAAGGTCGCACAGTTAAGGTGCCGCCCGCGCTCTCTGTGAAATACGATCCCTTCCGACAAGTCGAAGCGAGAGTTGATCCGGATACTCAAGGAATCGAGCTCTTTACAACTTCGAAAAAACATCCGGACGATAAGAGTCCAGGATTGGTGCCCGGGAAGGCTGGCGAGAAACGTGGCCCCGACTTTGATGACATTGATGGTTTGATCCGTGGTCTGACGGAAGCCGATCAGCGAAGCCCCGCCGAGATTGCTGCTGATTCTGCCGAAATTATAGAAGCCTCAAAAGCAGCAAGGAAGCATACTATTTATCGGAAGCTGAAACAAGCTTTTACTGCCGTGCCAAAGTACGAAAAGAAAAAAGACAGTAGCGAACGAATTGGGATTGCACGGGCTAATGATGCTGCACGTCATTTTGATGACAAATACAAGAAGGATGATCGCCGGAAAAACTATCGTATTATCGGCGAAAAAGGATCCGATCAGGTTTTTCTTATAAACAAATTCGATGACGTCATCCAGGAATTCGATTCAATCGATGCCTTCATCAAAAAATGGGAAGAGAAGGACAAGGAAGAAAAGGCGAAAGATTCTGGCACCCGATTCTCGATGCATCGTGATCCTGATCTTTCCGATGAAAGAGCACCATCCCGAGCGGAAAATCCGGATTATTCTCCATATAGCGGGAATAAGCAGTCGGGCATAGAAAGGCTGAATAGACTGTCGAAGGACGATAGGGAAGCCCTGTATTCCAGAATCAAAACACATCTCACTGATTTCTTCGAATCATGGGATGGGGTTTATGATATCGTCCGATATCTTAGAGAAAGGAGCGTAGATCCAACTGTCGATACAGGACAAGCCTACTACAAGAAAGATTACGTCAGAACTGATGGGACTATTGGTATCGGCACAGATAATCTACCCTCGGCTGGGAGAGCGCCCTATGGCTGGGGCAAGGTCCAAGCCTTTGAAAAGTACTTCGAGGACCATTATCACGATGACCGTCCGAACGATGCTTTAGATACGGATGCACAAATAGAAAAGGCCATGGACGTCATGGTTGAATATGTAGCGGTGCGCATTCTTCATAGAGAGGGCATCCTTAGTTCTAAAGAATCTGGAAATCAGCTAGCCATGGCCACTTATAGTCTATTCGAAAAGGCCCTAAAAGATAATGTCACAGGCATCCGCCCTGATCTGAGAATGCTCATCTTTTTCAACGGCGATCTCGATTATCAAGGCGAGAAATTTAAGTCCTATTCTGCCGAGCAAATGGCAAAGAAGCTGGCAGAGCGTCGGAGTAATGCAGAGGCTCTGTATAAGGATCTTCGCACGGAATATGAGTCCATGATGAAGGTTCTTGGGGAAAGCGCCGATCCTGATTCATATATAGGCACTCGCTTCTCCCAGCACCGTGACGCGAAACTTGCCGAGGCCGACGAGCTCGACAGCCTTGACGAAACCATCGACGACGAGCTCTATTCGCTGCCGGTGGAGATGATGAAGCGAATCTTCGAGTTGAAGGACGCGATCACTCAGGCGTACGCTGATGGCACGCACGAGACCAAAGAGGTAGAGGACCAGGATGCCGAGCTCGACCATCTCTATAACGAGGCCGAGGCGATACTCGACGCGGCGCACGAGGACATGGGCGCGATCGAGACCGACAACGATCGGTACAAGGCTCCGGAGATTCCCGAGGGTGCCAGTAGCGTGGCATCGCTTGAAGCAGCACTTTCCAAAGTCCTGGCGGCGAAGGGGTGGACGGAAACGACCAGACCCCATATCGTCCAGTCCGTTGTCGAGCTTCCGTTTGATGCTCCCGCCAACATCCCGGGCGTCTACCACAATGGCGAGGTCTGGCTGATCGCCGACAACATCGCGACCGGCCGGGAGCAGCACGCATTTCTCGAGGCCCTGTTCCATGAGCAGGTTGGGCACGTCGGGGTCCGCCGGATCTTGGGCGACCGCCTCAATGACACGCTCGATCGCGTCTGGGAATCGTATTCTGACAGCGAAGCCATGCTGAAAAACATCGACGTCTACTTCCCGGATGGCGACTTCGACAGCAATAACCCCGAGCATACCCGTCTGGCGGCAGAAGAGTTCATTGCCCTCCGCGCGCAGCAAGTCCTGCTCGACGGAACAACGATGCCCGGATTCATTAAGCAGATCGTGGCGGCTGTGAGGCAGTTTCTCGCAGATCATGGGTTCACGGTCAAGATGAGCGATCAGGACGTCCTGGCCCTTATTGTCGCAGCTGACAAAAGTTTGCAGGGACGGCGGAAGTTTTCGGATCAGGTCCAGCGCGGATTGCGGTTTGCCATGGACAACGAGCCGCTGTGGTTCAGCCAGATGCGCCGGCAGATCGAGGACCATCTCCCGGACAGTGCCACGAACGCGAATAATGCGAAGCGGATCAAGCGATGGATCGGCTCCGGGCTCATTACCTCAGAAGAGGTGGAATGGAGCGGGATCCTTGACGAGCTTCAAAGGCGCGGCCAGGACAAGATGTCGAAGGAAGAGGTTCTGCAATACCTTGCCGACAATGAGGTCGTTGTTACAGAGAATGTGCTGGGATCCGTGCCCCCAAAGGAATGGCGTGAGGCTGGTGCAGCGTATGCCGAAGCAAATCTCAGAAGAGACAATGCCGAACGTGTTCTCCGGGCTCGCAAGATCGAACACGTCAAAGCCGACATCGACTACCTCGACGAGTTGAACGATTTACCGAATCGAAAAAACAGCATTGCCAACTATAAAAAGGCATTAGACAAAGCCGAAAAGCTGATGGAAGAGGCCAAGCTCGAAGCAGAAAAAACCACCAAGGAAGCAAATAGGCTATCGAAGGAATTCTCAAAGGTGCAGCAGGCGAATCCGGCGACGGGATGGGAAGCGCGTCATGACCGCTGGACGCAGCGCGGAGGCGTGGGGTATCAAGAACTGCTTTTGTTCTACACGCCGAAAGGAAAGCCTGGGGAAGTAGAGAAAGCGCCAAAGGAATACAAAGACGCTCTTTTCTATTATGATGCCCTTGTGGATGATGTTCGCGATCTGACTTCCTGGGATCAGCACGATCTCGATCTACTCAACAAATGGGATCACGACGAAACCGTGCTGTCGGAAATGGAGAAGGATCACGTTCGGGACATGCTTGAACAGTCACAGATGGACATGGTGACACGAAGCCGTATGGTTTTTCTGGGACAGGGAATATATAGAGCAGCAAAGGGCAATCGATTCTTCATCGGCACCAGTCATAGAAAATACCGTAACATCGAAGACCGTTTTTTTGTTTACCAAGAAGAGCAGCAGGCACTCGAAGGTGATCATGACGCCGCGCTATTCCAGACGAACTCGTTCGAAGAGGCACTGAGCGTGGCGACGGGTAGTACGCAAGGAAACGTGTTTTCGTCCGATCACTTCCCGGACACTAACAACTTCTTTGCGCACGTTCGCTTCAAGACGCGATTCGATGCAGACGGCAATAAGGTTTTGTTCATCGAAGAATACCAGTCGGACTGGAATACGAGAGCGCGCAAAATTCGCCAGGACCGTATCGCGCAACTGATTAACCAAAACTACACGAAGGCCCAAGCAGAAAGTCTTATTCCTGAGACTTTTGGTTATGGTGACACGCCGGGCATGATCTGGACAAGGGTATCCGGAGATGAAATGACCTCAGAGTCTACTCGGGGGGATGGTCGCAAATGGCGATGGACTATCGTCCGAAAGGCCGATAACCATTTTGATCTAATCAATCCCGCCAATATTCCAGAAAAGTTTTCATCTCTGGCCGATGCCAAACGTCATGCCGAAGCTATCAATTCGGAAATGGTAGAAAGCGTTCCTGATCTTCCGTTCAAGCAGTCTGCCTTAAAGATGGGCATGCGCCGGATGATTCGCCATGCCGCTGAAAACGGATATGACAAGATCGCCTGGACTCCGGCAGAGATGCAACTCCGTCTTTATGATACCGGCTTTAATGGCAGAGTCGAATGGACGGTCAACCGAAAAAACATAGATATTGTACTAAGTAATCCCAAAACTGACCGATCTACGGATTTGATCATCAGCCATAAGGGGGAAGTGGTATCTGGCGATCAACTGAACTTGAACATCAATCGCCAAAAGGATATCTCTGACTTCCTGCCGCCTGGAATCGTTGACGAAATTCTCGGTTCTCCAAGCGGTCATCGGCAAATGATCGATGATGTTTCCATTGGCGACCAGAAGGCCCCGTTGATCTATGACAAGAATATGGTCCGGGATACCGCGAGGTACGTGAAGCAATGGGGCGCGACTGTCGAGAAATCGCCGATCATATTCAACAAAACCAACGCCAGGGTCCGGATGCTGAACGGAACCCCAACGGTCCTCGACAACCAACCTCCTACCGAGGACAATACCGATTCTGACGATCGCGTAGAATTTCCTACCATTGCAGCGGCCGAAGCCGAAGTCGAACGCCGTAACCGCCAGCATGCCATGGAGCGTAGTGAATCTTTAGGGCAGGATGTCCACTCTGTCACGATCACGCCGGAGATGCGGCAAGCTGCCCGACGCGCGGCGCCGATGTTCAGTCGGCCGGCAAAGAATCCGACGACGGACGAGCAGACCCGATTCTCCATGCACAACGCCATGGACGAGGCAATCGCGCCCGAGTTGGAAGATTCCGGGCACAAGCAAGGCAAGACCGACAAGCTCCGCGGCGCGCGACCGTGGTTCCTGGGCGGTTTCTCTCTTGATCAAATCCTGGAAGTCTGGGACGATCTCTTCGATAAAGGGCTTGCGCATCATGGCGTGACGTACGGCAAGTTCGATGCCTCGAAGGTCGAGCGGCAGACGAGGGGCGTGGACGTCGGTCAGCGGCTCTGGGACTATCATGACAGCCACACCGATACCGAGACGGGGCAATATGGTTCTTCTATGACCCGTCTGTTCTTGGACGGCACGTTCTTCAAGCTCACGCCACATGGCCCGTTCGAAGAAGGTTTGAACATGGAAGAGACGAAGAGCATGTTGCGTCAGGCGAACCTTGAATATGATGCCATGGAGAAGATGTCTTCCTCTAAGGAGAAAGAGGAAGAACTGGCACTCGCCAAGAAAGCGATACAGGTCATGGAACGCGACATCCGGGAAGAGGACACCCGCAAAGAGATGCATGATGAGTTGGTGCTGATCTATGCGGCCCTCGACGGCAAGTATGATCCAAAGACAAAGAAGGGATCTGGGCCATTAGGTTTGTACCACGACACCCTGAATCATCTGGAAGAAAACTTTGAGGCAATGGAGAAGGCTCTGCATGATCGTGTCGATCGAATTCTCGATGCCATGGGAGTTGATCGCGAAAGTGACATGGAGAAAAGCCGGAAAGAATTGCATGACGAGATCCGCCTGAGATTCGACGAGGCCCGCGGCATAGGTATCTACTTTCCGTTATCTCGATTCGGTGATTACATCCTCATCGGAGAGCGGTTAGATGAATTCGGCGACCTGGATCGACGGGTCTCTGCTTACGACAGTGCGACCCGTGCGAATGCAGAGGAAAAGAAATGGATGGAAGAGGAAGGGTATGCCGTCGTCCAGAAGCACAAGAAGGAATACGATCCTGTAAATGACGGCGTCAGCACGGGATTCGTCCAGAATCTTTTCGACGCGCTTGATAAGCACGGGATTGAGGATGAGTCATTGCTCGACGAAATCAATCAGATGGCGATTCGGTCGTTGCCGGATCTGAGTACGCGCAAGCACTTCGGGCATCGCAAATTCATCTCCGGGTACACCCAGGACTTTGTCAGGGCCTTTTCTCACAGTTCTTTCCATGCTGCACATCACATCGCGCGCATTGAGTATGCGGACATTATCCGTGGCGAAATAAAAGAGATGCAGAAGGATACAGACGAGGTGGAAGACTATACCAAGAACACTGGCCAGACCGGCGAGGCCCGCACGAAGTCTGCGAAGATGCAGCAGGTCGTGAATGAGCTCCTGCTACGGCAGAAAGCGGCAATGAATCCACAAGGGCACCCGGCTGTCAACTTTCTGGGGTCAATGGGGTTCGCGTGGATGATCGGCCCGGGGATTGCCGGCACACTGATCAACGCCAGTCAGGTTGGCATGTTCACGATGCCGTGGCTCGGGAGCAAGTACGGATTCTGGTCCGCAAATAAGGAGCTTCTGGACGCATACAAGTTGTTGCATGGCGAGCGCAAGACTCATTTGACCGATGACGGCGAAATTGAGCCGAATAAGCGCCAACTGGACAACTGGTTCGATCTCGAGCAGAGCGAGAAGCTGGTCAAGCATCAGAAAGAGATGCAGAAGAAGCATAAGGAATACAATTTCTCCGAGTGTTTACAGGAGCTCAAGAATGACGGCACCATCTCCGTCACCCAGACTCATGATCTGAGCGGGCTGGCCAATCTGGATTTCTCTGTCCAGTTCAATAGCGCCGCCGCCCGGAAGTTGTTCCAGGCTATGCGTATGGTCGCGTACCCGTTTCATACCGCCGAGGTCATCAATAGGCAGGTCACAGCCAAGGCAGCATACGATCTGGCGATCAAGGGCGTCAAAGGCGTCAAGGGCCGCAAGGGGCATCCGGCGATGAGTCACAAGAAGGCCGTGGCGTTTGCCAGGACCGCGATTAACAGCACTCACTTCAACTATCGCTCGACCAACCGCGCCCGGTACATGCAGGGCAACGTCGGCCGGATCGTGTTCATGTTCCGCCAGTACGCGCTGAACGTCATGTTCCTGCAAGGTCGCGCGATCCGGAACATCTTCGTCGGGTTCAGGAAGAACAAGAAAGGTGTCGTCGACAAGAATTCTGAGGAATATCAGGCGGCTGTGGAAGCTACGAAGATGCTCAGTGCCATCTACGGGCTCCATTTCGCCGTTGCCGGTGCGGTGGGGCTCCCGATCTGGGGCGCGTCCGAAATGATGATCAACGCCATCATGAACGGTTTCGGCGACGACGACGATCCGTACGACTTCAAGACGAACTTCCGCAACTTCATGGCCGATACCCTCGGGACCACGGCCGGCGAGTTCATTTCCCATGGCGCGATCCGGGGCCTTGGCGCCGACGTGTCCGCCAGGATGTCGATCGATGTGATGGATATGATGCTGCCGCGTACGCCCGACACCCAGAGCCAGGGTCGTCGCAAGTTCCAGGAGATGTTTACAGCTGTTGGTGGGCCCGTCGTCAGCATCGCCAGCAACCTTTATGCGGGCATGAGTCAGTGGAGTCAGGGAGACATCTATCGTGGCACCGAAACAATGATGCCGCGGTTTATACGTGACTTTATGCGTGGGGGACGTTACTTTGTGGAAGGCGTGACCACGCATGAAGGCGAAGAGCTCATGGACATCAGTGCATGGGAAGCTGGGTTGCAGGCACTGGGGTTCACGCCCGGCGACGTCGCTGAGATGTATCAGGGGCGTCGATCGATCAAGAAGAAGGAAACACTTTTGAACCGGAGGCGCCGGGAGCTCTTGAACAAGTACGACAAGGCCCGTCGAGCCGGAGCACGGAAGCGTCTCAGGAGTTTGAGGTCTGAGATCCGCAAGTTCAATGCGATCAATCCCGAGTTCGAGATCCGCAAGGAACACCTGCAAGCCTCGAAGAAATCCAAACAACGTGCCCGCCGACAGACGAAGAGGGGCACTTACCTACAAACAGAACGTAAAGACCTGAGAAGGGTCGGACGTTTCGCAAACATAGGAAACTGACAATGGCAGTCGAAACTGGAACAACTGTAATCACTCCGTTTACGGGGTCAACGGCGTTCACGTCGCGCGGTACGATTCCCAAGGGCACGAATTCCTGGGGCCTTCACAGCGCGGCACCCGGCGGCGTCTGGTACTGGTTGGTGACGACCGGCCCGGCGCCAACCGCCGTAACCGAAATGGTCCCGATGGCCGCGACCGATCTCCACTACGTCCGTGACGGGGACACGATCCCGATCGGCGAAGTCTACCTCCACGATGCCGGCGCTGGCGCGTGGGTCATCGAAAAACAGTAAGGAGACGATTATGCCTACGACAATAGGGAGTGCAGGTGGTGGTGGTGGCGGTGGTGGGGCAGCGACAGGCGGCGCAGGCTCGCTCGCGGTCCTAACCGGCGCTGACCTCACAAGCGGCACGGACGAGAACATCGGCGATGTCGTTGGCACAGGCAAGGTGTGGATCTGCACCGGTTTCATGGCGCGGATCGTGTCACGGACGGGCGGTACGGCACTCTCGAGTCTCGGCTTGAAGGGTGACGCTGTGACGATCATGGATAGTTACGCTGACCTCGACCTCGACACAGTAGGCGAAGTCGTGCAGTTCAAGAAGTCGATAGTGATCGCGGCGGGCGTACAAGTGAAGCTACTCAAAGGTGTTGCCTCTGATGCGTCACCACACACGGCAAACATTACACTCATGGGGTATGAAGAAGATGCGTAAACTACTGATCTTAATTCTGGTGGCGGCAGGCGCGTGGGCAAATGAACCGTTCCATGACGACATTGCGACCAATGACGTCACGGCGATCGGCACTGAACTGACGTTCAATGAAGCTGGTGCGGCTGTTGACCTGCGCATTGAAACTGACGACGAAGGCAACCTTGTGTTCATCGACGGCAGCGAGGATGACTTCCTGCTGGGCGGGACTACGGCAGCGGCGGCGGCAGTCTCAATCTCGTTTAACACAACCGCACTCGATAATATCGTATTCAACGAGCAAGCGGCAGACGCGGATTTTCGTGTCGAAACCACTGGTGAAGCGGCGGCGTTCTGGGTTGATGGCTCGACTGATCGAGTCGGCATCGGCGGCGTTGTGAGCGCAGGCAATATTATTTTCTATGCTGCCACCGGCCAGGGCACATTTGGGGGTCCAGTATCAGTCAACACGCTCGGCACTGCGTCAGGAGACTTCCGCGCCGCGGGGGACACTGAATCGTCGGCACTCTGGGTGGATGCAAGCGCAGATCAAGTGGGCATCGGCGGCACTGTTGGCTCTGGCGACATTGAGTTCTTCCCCGCCACGGGCGCTGCGGTGTTTAACGAAAAGGGCAATGACGCCGACTTTCGTGTCGAAGGCGATACAGATGCAAACTTGTTCTATGTGGACGCGGGGAACGAAGAAGTATTGATCGGCGGAAGCACTTCGGCGGGTGCGGGCATAGCGTTTGGCAATGAAGGCGGCGCGATATTCAATGTCCAGGGCAACTCGACCTTCTTTCAGATAAAGGGGGGCTCAAACGATAACACGCTTTATGTAACCGGAAGTTCTAACGCGGTTTCTTTCGGAACAGCCACGCCCTTCTCAGGCGGTTCAACGATTGCTGCCACCGGAAGGGCCGAATTTAACGGTGCGGCAAGCGCACAAGCCGACGCCTTCGTTGTAGATGGTAGTGTAACCGAAGCCATCCGCGTGGACAGCGTGGCCGAAGCGTTTATCGTGAATGAGGCCAGCGGCGACATTGACTTCCGCGTCGAGTCGGATAACTCTGCCGGTATGCTGGTTGTTGATTCCGCACTTGACGGGGTGTACATCGGAGACGTTGCTGCGGGTGCGCCGGACTTCACATTCCTCGCCACAGGTTCGGCTTCGTTCAATCAACAGACCAATGATGCCGACTTCACAGTGTCATCGGATACCGTTGCCAGTATGCTGGTTGTTGATGCTGGCGCTGACACGGTGTACATCGGCGGCGCAGGAGCGTCGGCAGAAATTACATTTAATTATCTTGGCGCTGCGGTATTCAACGATCAGGGCGATGTCAATGGAGACTTCCGCGTTGAAGCCGACACCGAAACACAGGCTTTCCGCGTCGATGCGGGTGGTCATGGCGCGGTCATCATAGGCGACGGTTCAGCGCTCGGCGATGTGACAGGATACCTGCATATACCGTCGTGGGCAGGGGCACCGACAACGGCACCAACAAACAAAAGTGGCACTATCGCAATAGGCGTCGATCGCACGAACCGACACTTGTACATGGAGACGGATAACGGGTGGCGGAGCATACAGCGCACTAAGCCGCACTACTGGGGTAGGATCGGGCCGAATACGTCCGCGCTATCAATGACGGGTGATGGGTTATTGCTTGCGAGTATTGCGACGGACGCATCCGCCAGCTACACGCACACTGCTGCTGGCATGGGGTTTGCGCAGCTTACCGCAGCGAGTTCTGGCAGCGATGCAGGGATGTACACCCCTGCCGTAAATGCCATACAGGTAGGATCTCTTCCTCATCTTGTCACATTGATGGACATTGGCGACGTTGCTGATGTTCGGTGGTTCATTGGACTATGTGATGCAGGCAGTGTTAGTGTGGCTGTTGGAGCCGATGACCCTGCCACATATCAGTGCGCCTTTCAATTCTCGACCCCAAGAGCAGACACTAATTGGCAAATAGCCCTTGATGATAATGGCACGCAGACGTTGACCGACACTGGCTACGCTGCCGCAACAGGGGTTCATACATTTGAAATCGACTTCATTACCTCGACCTCGGCGATATTTCGCATTTACGATAGTAGTGGGGTGGAGCAATATGAGGCGACTATATCATCCGGTCTTCCTTCTACTGGCAATTCCATGAAGTACACGGGTGGCGTGGAGTCGCAAGCCGCCGCCGCTAAAACCTCAACAACCTATTGCGTGGAGTTATACGGACCATGAAGAGACTCACACTTATAATCGCAACGCTGTTTACGTGCCTATCGTTGCAGGCAATGGAAGTGCAGTTCGACGGACTCACAGATCTTGACACTGAGTACTCGCCGATCAAGGCTCAGTTTGTGAACCTCAACAAGTACTGCCAAAGCACTCGCTCATCCACGTCTGTAACGGTCGTGTGTTCGGCAGACCTTACAGCACAGGAAGAGGCAGACATCGTTGCTTGGGGCGAATCCCTCGGCTACACCATAACCGTCACACAGGAGTAGTCATGCGTTACTCATTCTTTCTGGTACTGGTCGTCGCAATCTCGATGCTGTGCGGGTGCAATAGCCTCGATGCTCTTAACGTGTCGCTGATCCACACGGAGCGCGGAAAATTGACGATCATCCAAAGCGGCGAGATGCATGAGATCAAGCAACCCACGAACGCCACAGAAGCTGGCAAGAACTTATCGGACATGCTCAAGGGTGATCCGGAGATCGATGTCGGCGGGCTGTGATGCCTGATCGGCAATATGGTTCAATTCAGGTCCATACACTTCTGACACAACCCCGGAGTAGCGATCGGCGCCTTGCAGTCCTGGCACTGGCAGTCTCGCTTTTTCTTTAGGGCCTCCGCAGACATATCGCCCATGTCCACCCTGTCGATGAATTCCATGGCCTCCTGGGTCTCTCCACGGTCTGCTCGGCCAATGACGTCGTCGATGTTGTCCGCGGCCTCCTGGACCCTTACGTCGACTTCGCTGGTGACCATCTTTGTCTTCGGCCGGGCCCGGTGCAGCGTTACGACCATCGGGGGCGTGACCTCGTCAAACACGATGACCGCGGCGTGATCATCGATTATGGACCGGGCGACCAGTTCCTGCCTGACGCTATAGTCGATCGGGATATCGATCGCTCCGAGCCATGCTTCTTCTGAGACCCAGGCGAATTCGACGCCGCCGTTGTGCTCTGCCGTGATGATTGCCGGCGCCGCGATGACCATGACGCCGTTGCCTTGCTCGAGAAAGGCTTTGTCTGCTTCCATCAAGAGCGCGGGTCTCTCAGCACCGAGCGTCCGCACTATGAGATCCTTCTGAACCTCCCCGTACTGTTCCGGGAATGAATTGCCGTTGGATGCGTCCTCGACGACCGTACTGCCTACTGTGAACTTGCCCATGGTGTCCTCCCTTATGTTTTGATGCGTCCGCCGCTCTGGGTGATCGGGCGCCGGTTGATGATGGTTTGCTGTGGCCACATGAGAGCCAAGGTCTCGAATGCTTTCGCGCCATGGCTCGCCCAGTTGTGTTCCGGTGCGTTTTTGTGCTTCCCCCGTTTCTCATCCCACTCACGGCGATACTGCCGCAGAGACTTGATCCCGACTTCTTTACCGAGGAAGAAGGGGTTGCAGTGCTTCACGTCGAACCAGCACATCGGCAGTAGCTCCCGGACGGCGTTGATGCCTTCGGCTTGGTTCCCGATCGCCGGGCACACTTGGAACGATAGGCCCATTTGCCGGGCAGTGTCGCGGCGGGATATGCCTGTGCCCAATTCCCGGACCTCGATGTCATGCGGCCCTACGTGTCGACCGTAGATCCACTGGTGCTTTTTGGCGAGCTCGTCCAGCTTGTTGACGTAGTGGGCCAGGCCCTCGTTGCAGTCTTCGAGGTAGTAGATCAGGTGGATCTCGCGGCCGACCGTCTGAGAGAACCAGATCGAGGTTGAGTCGTCCATGCCCAGATCCCACCACGTATCGACCTTGATCCCAGGATGCATCGGGATGTTGCAGATCCGATTCTCTGTGTCAATTGCCGCAAATTGAGTCGCGTAGTAGGCTCCGTCGACACTGGCCTTGAACGCCTCGTCCGGATCCGAGGGGTGCTCCTTGAACATCGACTCTTTGTGGGTCTTCTCGGTGGCCACGTACCATGCCTTCTGCCCTTTGGTTAGTTCCGGCGGCTTGACGATCTCGTTGATGCCCCGGATGAATGGCTTGGAAGAGATCATGTCGAAGTAATCGTCCATCCGTTTGGGGATTTGGATCAGTTCTGCGTCAGCTTCGGTCAGTGTGTTGATTTCGTCTTCCCACCACGCGAAGAATACGAAGTACCATTCGATTGCAGCGAGATTGCGCCCGGTCCTGGCGACTTCCCGGGCTTCCTCGCAGATGTCAAAGAACTTTCCTTCCATGCCTTCTGCGGTACTCTCCATGATGATCTGGCCATTGAGGGCCACGGCCGGCAAGGATCCGTCGATGATTTCCTTCGCCACCTCCGGACGGATCGCGCTGATCTTCCCAAACTCGGAGATGTGTAGCCGGTCGAGGGACGTCGAACGCATCGTTGTGTCGACAAAGCACTGACTGTGATTGATGAATCTCTGAGATTCCTTGTTGTCCTCGATCCGGAACTTGGTTCGGCCGGGACCGAAATGCTGCCGCCACCGGTAGTTCAGGAAGCGGTGAACGATGCTGTCTTCCGGGTCGTTCCACTTCTCCTTGCCCATGGTTTCGTAGACCCAGGAGAATTTTGTGTCGAGCAGATCCTTGCCGTCATCCAGGTCATCCGCTACCAGACCGCATCGGACATTGCCTGCTGGTGTCCAGATACAGTCATCGAGCATGTCGATGAGGCCCCAGCTGCTAATCCCGTGCTGGCGGCTCTTGAGGACTACTTGTCGTGGATGGCGGTGTGTCGCCAAATACGCCTGACGAGAGTTCAGCGTAAAACGCATCGGATCCCCGCCCTTCTGCTGGATCCAGTAGAGGTTGTTCATCCTCCACATTTTGTCCGACAGTAGGCCCGCCAGCTTCTGTGCTGACATTGACGACATCGGTGCTTGCCGAGTCGGCATCGGTGGGGGAGATAATCCTGGCATCGTCATGTTGGTTAAAGGCGGCATCAACCTGCTGGAAGAAGATGTTGATTTGATTGCCCTCGTCGTCGTTGCCGTCGCCGGGGCGTTGTACCTTCATGAAGCGTTCTATGGCTGTCACCTTATCGTGCAACTTGACGTCTGTCAACGTGCCTTCCTTGTCACGGACGAGCTCCTTGATCACCGCGGTCCACTCATCTGGCCACTCCGATTGCGGTTTCAGCTGCCCGTCCTTGTAGAAGAGCGTGATGTCGGCCAGTCCGATCTTCATCAGATCGACCATCATCGCCGGTTCGGCCACGGGCAGGTATCCTTCGAATTCGGCCCGGTAGTGCTCCACGGCCCGGTCAATCGCCTCCTTGACTGCCGGGTTGTTCGAATACGCCTTCCTGCCTTGGAACGTCTGAGCGTATCCGGCTTCGGTCGCTCCTTCGCTTAGTGCCGTCCCCAGGGTCGCGCCAGCTGCCAGCTGCTTGATTGCGTGCTGGACGAGGGACAGCTGCTTCTTGGTCATGCGGGTGTCGTCTGTCATCATCCCCCCTCTTGCTTTGCCGCGTCAACCGCGGCGTTGACTGTTTCGCGTAGCTGATCGCTGATACTTACATGAAGTCGCACCATGCGCTGAATCTCGATCAAGTAATCGCGCATCGCCGCGATCCGCTTTTCGTGCGCAGACTTGAACTTCTTTAACCCGTCAAAGTCGCACTCCCTGCCGCCGCTGGCCGTCCAGCACTTCATGCAGTACAGCGTGCTGCAATAAACCCGCAGTTGTTTCGCTGGCAGGTTCGCGTCGTCCCCGCACTGGCAATCGTATAGGGGTTCGTGGCTCACGGTGAGTCCTCCTGGCGAACTGTCCGGAATTTCCGGATAGTTGCCTCCGCCTCAGTCGGCGGCTCGCGGCTCCACTCTGGCGCGGGTTCAGTTGTCAAGGATTCCTTTACGACTGGCGCGGGTTGCGTCGCCTCTGCCGCCCGATTCAACTCATCAATGCCAGTGCCGCCGTACTTTACTGGCTCTGCGGGTTGCGCATCGTCGTGCGGGAGCGGGATGTCCGCGGCGGGGGCGTCTCTGTATGCACAGGGAGCGCATGTCACTGCTCGCTTATCCCCAACGAATACGCGCTCACATTCTTGACAGATGCGCTGATATGGACCGCGTGCCCATCCTGCGCGATGCGGTCGCTTGTCGCGATAGCCGATAACGTCATCCTCTGTCGTCTCCCCCTGCGCGGCGTAGGCGTTCAGCGCGGCGGCGATGTATGCGCCGATATCGCTCGCTCTGCATTCCCCGTCTGGTACGTGGTATAACATGTCGCAGAGGTAATTTCCGCTGGCATCGAATACCGTTGCAGGAACGGGGTCATAGCGAAACGGCGGCGTCAATCCTGCTGGTGCTTCCATCCTACTGTCCTCCGCGTTTTGTGATAAATGCGTGGATTATGATACAGGCCGATATCGTCAATGCGGCGAAAAACAGATCCATCGACAGCGCGTGAATGGCTGTCACGATTACCTCTGTTGCTTCTGTGATCATGTCGATTCTCCGTTGTCGATCGTTCCGCGTGGCTTCACCGCCGTGCGTACCGTGATGTCCGGCTTCATCCGGCCCGTCACCTGGTCCAGCAAGTCCACGCGGATATGCTCGACGATGCCGAGCAACTCATAGATCGTGAATCCGCTGTTGTCGCGGCGATGGAATGTACTGCCATCGGCGTGCCTGATCCCCCTGATACTCCATCGCTTTTCTTCGACGACGTGCCCGTGTTTCTCGATTGCTTCTTCTTCGCTCATGTCGTGTCTCCGTTGTCGATCGTTCCGAGATAGTCCATGTCGAGTATGTCGGCGGCTCCCATGTTTACGGTGCCGGTCACTACAATGCGTTCCAAGGCAATCTCAAAAGCGACGCACGTTGCATAGCCACCAAAACCGTCATCGTGAATGGATGTCAGTAAATACACATAGCCGTTGCCCCTCCACCGCTGCCCGCTCTCAACGGTCGACGGCTTGGCGGACTCTTCGCAGCACTTAGGGCAGCAGACGGGAGCACCGCACCGTGGGCAATCGTCTATCAGCGCCGTCGAACAAACATCGCATTGATCAACGGTCACCGGCTTGGCGGGTTCCGCGTGCCACCACGTAGTTGTCGGCATCCCGCAAAGATTGCAGCATTCGACCGCCGTTGTCCCTGTCCGGTCGGGGCATTTGCACGCGATCTCCTTTAGCCTGTCGCATTGTTCCTGTGGCGTCGGTTTGGCGGGCGGGTTCGCGGCGATAGCATCCATGACGCCATCAACCACTATGTCAATGTCAATGTCAATTAGCAGTTGGACGGGTGATAGCGCCACCGCTATCCGCTCCCGCAGCGCCTCCGGTGACGGGAACGCGGCGGGGTGCTGCTCATCATCCACGCCAACAGTAAAAAAGCACTCATCGCACTGCAATTCGTTATCCGTGCAAGCTGAACAGGGCGGGTTAATATGGCAAGAGCAATTTACGACGGGCGGCAGGATGATAGTCCCCTTGCATCCGTTGCGGTTACAAGTGTCATCCTCTTCTATTCCAGCGGTGGGTAATTGCTGCGATTCGAGCGCGGCTATATTTAGTCGCAATTCGACTGCATATACGCCAAGTTCCGCATTCTTGGATTCGAGCGCGGCTATGCGGTCGTCTCGCTTTTCGATCAGGCTATCAGCCACCGCATCCGCTTCGCGAGCGCATGCCATATCAGCCTCAAGCGCGGCTATGCGGTCGATGGCTTCGTCGAGGAGGTTGCGCCAATCTGAATGTTGCAAGGTTAGTACCAATTCCTGACGCTTGCGTGCTGCCCTGTATTGGTCGAGTGTCATAGCTGCCCCTTGGTTTCGCCGCGCCGATCGGGTCCATCGACCCCAACAACAAAGCACATTTCCTGTATCCTGGACACCACCCTGGCGCCATACCGTGATTCGATCGAGTTCGCACCGGTCATCGGCAGATTGCTCGTGATCAGTAGCGGGCCTACCGCGGATCCCCGGCGACGGATCAGGTCCGACCGGATCATCACTGCCTCGTGGAACGCTTCGGTCTTGACCCCGTAGTCGCTGGCCAGTGGCTCCGTACCAACGTCGTCGATGTACAGAGCCTTGTAGGTGTACGTTGGGATGTCGTTGGTCATCTCGACGAGGCTCCGGCCGTGGATGAACTCACGGAACGTATCGTTGCTCTTCTTGAGTTTGCCCGGTAGCTCGTTCGCAGCAGTGTACCGACACATGCGAACCTTGGTGGCCAGCAGGTCCATCAGCACGGACTTACCGCACCCGACAGCGCCATGGAGGTACAATCCGGTCATATTGCCCTCTTGCCGGTGCCTGAACAGCCAACGCGCCCCGATCTCCACAAACTTGTCCACGGGCCACGTCAGGGCCTTGCTTTCGATCCATGCACGGTAATCTGACCTACTCCGCGAAATCGTCGCCGCCGGGGAGCCCGGTTCCTGCAACGGTGTCGAATAGAATGTTTCCTGCGCCATTTCCTGCGCCGCCTTGATGATCCTTGTGTCCATTCGCTCCTTGATCCTGGGCTCTTCCGAGCCATCCTGTTATGAATCTCTTGACTCCTGCCGGGGTTTTCTTCTTCTGCGGGTTGCTCAGAACCCATTGACGCATCTTCCTGATCTCCTGCGCGATGTTGACGATGGGATACGATACCATCCATTCCTCGATCTCGCTGTCCAGTGCAAGATACACACCGCCACCGGTCACCGGTATCGCCAGCGTCAACAAAGTCTCGTCCAACTCTTCGGTATCGGGGAGGTGTCCTGTCGGGATACTCCGGGGTGTATTCCCTTCCTTCCCTTCCTTGTCCTCCTTCCCTTCCCTTATATGCATACCTTCGGTCCCTGCGGTATCCTCGTGGTATCCTTCCGGTGTTTCGCCATGTTCCTCGATCCACTCTATCCTCTTCTCAGTGCAGAGGTTAAACATAGTTTCGAAGTACTTTTTGGGGATGTCAGTCATCAATTGCAGGTCGTTTGCGGTCCATGGGTCGCCGGTTTCGGTCCCATCGTCGGTCAGCCAGCCGGATCTGACAGCTTTCGACTGCCTCGAACACCGCTGGACCGTCGAGATAAATGCCAGCAGCGCCTCGGGTCCGCCCTTCTTGCTGAGTAGCAGCCGATACGAGTGACCGTCCTGCTTGTTGGGGATCGCGACCCAGGACAATGCGTCGATCGATCGAGACTTTGCCGTTTCGAAGTGCTTCTGCCAATTGTGGATGCGGTAGGTGATCATTCGACGACACCTCCGCCAAGAAAGTCGCCGACGCCCGGAACCTCGATGATCGAACTCATTCCGTGTTGCCGGGCCTTGATCGTCGTCATGCTCACATCCTCCTGACAGCACGATTCTGCGTCAGCGTGACTTGACCAGATCCGGCGACACTTCGCGCATCTGAACTTCGGCGCCTCTCTCCAATCTATCGGATCTTGTTTGGGGCAGCAGGAGCTCGCCGCTTCTTCCGTTGCGAAGTAGTAGTTGCATTCCGGGCACGCCCAGTCCAGTGTGATTGGATTCATGTCACGTCCTTGTAAGCTGTGATCTCCACCCGCACCGGACGGACTTCCTTGCACTCGACTTCCTTGCCTGTCTCGATCTCATACTGGTACGGACTTTCGTCCTGGCTCTCCGTCGCGCCGTTCCGGAAGTAGGCCGTCCAGTACTTCGTTCCGTCCGTGAATATCATCGTATGTTCCGACGACCACCGGCTCATGCCGTGGATCCACTCCTTGACCTTTCGCAACGCTTGCTTGTCGAGGTCGCTCTCGCCTTCCCACGCCAACTCACGCAGCACAATTGGATTGAACTTCACTTTTGCCTCCCTTGGTTAATGGTTCTGAATCGGCAATCGGGAATCGGACCCGATCGAAGCAGCCAGCTGCCGATCACCGTCGCTTAGAACGGGATTTCGTCGATCTCTTCCTCCACTTGATCCTTCGGGAACGGCAACGTGCTCGGAGTCGCCGGCTTGTCGAGCGCGACCACGTCCGGATCCGTGAACACTTCGGATTGCGGCGCTGGTTCGGAGAACTGCGACGGCGGTGCCTCCCCGCCTTGCTCGTCGAGCTCGATGCCCCAAGCCTTCAACGAATTGAAGACACGGGCAGGATACTTGTCCGTCTTTTGGGACAGGCGACCGGTGACGTCGAACTTGACCGTGATGACGGAGCCGACGACGACATTGGCATCTTCGAGGAGATGCAGTTTGTCGTAGTTCTCGCCGCTCTTGGTCAGGTCGAACTCGATTTCCTCGGTCCAGTCCTTGTCCTCCTGAATCTTGTATTTCAGCCAGAAGCTACGTTTCTCGAACTTCCCGCCAAAGGTTTTGATGTCACCGATGTGCGTGACCGTTCCCGTGATTGCGTTGATTACCGGCATGCTTACGGCACCTCCAATTCATCTGGCGGGATGGTCAGGTTCGGATCGGTGTCGGCCACATCGTCGAGCAGGTCCGCGGCAGGATCCGTGGGTTGCTCGTTGCCTTCCGTTGCCGATACGTCGAGCCCGGACGGGTAGACGACGCCGCACATGCCGCAGATGTAAGCAGCGAGCTCTTTCAGCGTGCCCTTGCAGATCTGGTTGCATTTCAGCTGCGCCGACCCCGGCTTGACGATCACGAACGTATTCAATTCGTAGCCGCCACCCTTTGACGGTGAGAATTGAACCGGTCGTGAGAGTTGTGCCTGGGCCTGTGCCGCCATGTTGCGGACGGCAGTGATGGTGAACTTCATGGTGTTCCTCTTTTGTGGTTGTGGTTGGGTGATTAGGGTCATGAAATGTTTGTGTATGGAGGTTGGAGCACCCCAACGCAGGTTCTTCATTCTCCACGCTTTGTTTTCGATAGCCTCCCTGCAAAGGTCATAGAAGATGCCTTCGTTACCCGAGGGCGTGATTGGGATGACGATTCGGCCTTTCATATCAGTCGTTCAGTCATCCTTCCATGCGTCGTCGGTGTGAACGCCTTGCGGCCACGCTGGCCATTCGTTGAGGCGACGGCACCTTGCCATTTCCTCAAGACCGTCGTTGACCGCGTTGCGCCACTTGATGACTCGTCCCGGTGCTGGCTCGTGAACGACGACAGCATACGGCGGCGTCTTCTCGACCACGACCCACAAGTAGATGTAGTCGTCTTCGGCACCCACGCAATTGTCGATGGTGTTGGCCACGTCCGGATACATGCATGCCGCGTAGCCGTAGCCGTACTTCCTGACGTCCCGATACCAGTACCACGGCGTTGCCGACTGTGCCGTTTTCAGGTCAGGAATGATCCTGCGGGGAACGTCCGATCGTCCGTACGCCGAGCCCATGCCATGAAACCCGTTCGGATGACGACTGTCAGGACGGATCCGGCATTCGGTCAGGCCGAGCCGCGCGTAGCCGCTGACCTCGTTGATTCCGGTTGCCAGGAACTCCAAAGCACTGTGCCCGTCCCAGACCTCGTAGTTGGCCAGGGCCTTGCGCATGCCCTTGATGTGTTCGAGCTCAGATTCGGTGACCAGATACCAGTCGCCGATCGTATGCTGCCACGCCGTTGCCCGCTCCTTCTCTAACTCTTCCCACGGCAGGTCGAACAGCATGTCGTTCTCCATCAGCATCTCGCGCCACGGGTCCGTTGGTGCGTTCTCGACGCAATGAACGTGACAGTGCTTGTCGCCCTTGACGAAGTTCTCATTGCCCTTGACGATCATGAGATCGCAGAACACGCAAGGGAATTCCTTCGATGCCGTCTTGGTCGTCATCCCGGTCCAGTCCGCCACGCGCCGCTTCGACGCCGGGGCCAGAAGGATGTTGTTGTCGAACTTCACCGGTTCGAGGATCGCCGCATGTGCCAGCGTCCCGACGTTGTGATGTTCTTTCGCCGCTTCCGGGTTGAGCTTCTTCTCCATGTAGTGCGCCGGAGTCGTGTCGATGAAATGCGCCATCTCCGACCGCGAGACCGCCTGCTCCCGGATGTCGCCGGGAGGATTCAGGTATTCCGCGAATGAGTCTTCAATCCACTGTCCCATCAGAAGCCTCCATCATTGTCAGGTTGGGAGTTACTGTGCCCGCATCGTCCGCCTGAACGTGATCGTCGTCAGGTGCGTCCGGTTGCACGCCGAGATCCTGATACCGGGCACACAGGCCGCGCCACTGTTCAGGTTGCTCCGATGCCAGATCCTTCCAAGCACCGATACGGAAGTGGCTTGCAACGGCATCGCAGAACTGCTCGCCGCCACATTCCTCGACCAGATCATCAACGTCCGCGCCAGCTTGATTCTCCGGATGGAATTCCTCCGCGAGATCCGTGACCTCGATCACGTCCTCGTCTTCCCCCGGCGCCGACAGCAGCTTGGTGTACTGCGCGTTCAGCCGTTTCATCTCGACGCCAGCGTTCAATTCCATCTGGGCCATCTCGATGCACTGCTTTTGGATCGCGACCAGATCAGCGCCGTGGGTTTCGATGTGAACCACGTAGACGGTCGACCGATGACTTGCGATCCGCCGTGGTGTCAGGCTCATCGTCAACGGCACGCCGCGGAGACGGCCGGCAGTCAGGGTCTTGATCAGCATGAGACAGCTGTACATGTTGTCCAGGCTAATCTGCGACGTCGTCCGGAACTTGTAGATGCCGCCCCAGCGCGCCGCTTCCGCGCCGATTACGCATGACAGCGACGAGTGACACTTGAACAGCGGCGCATCGCCCAGCTTCTTGTCCAGTAGCCGCGCGTCCCATGCCGTCTCGATCGGGGAGTCGAGCTCTTTGCCGACCTTGAGCTTGCCCGTGGACTTCGAGATGCCAAACTCGTTGTACTTCCACAGCGTCTTGCCGTCGCTTCGAGCAAGGCAACGGTCGCCATGATAGATCACGTACGCCGCTTGCAGCACAACGTCCGGATCGTCGTCGAGCAGGATAATTGGAATCGTCCGCAGCTTCTGGTCGTCGTCGCCGTGAGTCTTGACAAGGCTCGCCATCAGATCCTCGTCCAGTCGCAAGTCGCCGGATTGCTCCCGGAACATGGTCGTGATTGTGAAGTGATCGTCCTTGCGGGGAACGCGGTAGGTGCCGCCGCCGCGGCTTTGCCGTTCGTCCCCCTTGCCGCCTATTTTAATTTTACCGAGCTCAACCAGATGCGGTGCTCGGCAGATATCTGCCAGTGCCATTGTAGCCTCCCTGTGTGTTGTGGTTGGTGTCCGTCTTTCCGGACTGTCATTTAGTCATAGACTTCCTTGCCTCCATGTAATCAAAAAGCAGGTCGTTCAGAAATACTGCAACCTGGGTGTCGGTGACGATCTTGCAGTAGTCCGCCAGCTTGTCGGCCGCGCGCAGTACCTCCTCATGCTCCGGGACGAATTGCCGCAGTGTCGACCAGCAACGTCGCTTCTCGCCATCTTCCGCCTGTCCGTCGTCGTATTCTTCCCAACACGGATCGCACCATAGTTCCCCGTCAAGTATTTTCAGATCGCCAGCAGGGTAGCTGTATTGGTCGCGGCACTGGCAGCAGCCGAATAGCGGTTCGTGTTCCATGAATATTCCTCCCTGAAAATTAGGCACCGATCGCAAAACCAAGGGGGACTTAGCTTGCATTCGAGGGACGAGATGGGGACTCCCGCGTCGTCAACCTCACGCGCTCGGTACAACACACGTTAGCAGAGAGGCTACCCCTGCGTCGATTGTTTGTCGTGTACGCCGATCGTGTCGCAGCATTGACCGGTGCGTTCGTCGTAGATTTTCACCTTGTCGATTTCCGGAGCCTTGTACAGATCACGCGCGACGGTTATCGCCAAGTCTGCCTTGAGATTCGGGGTGGAGCTACACCTTGATCCGTCACTGCGGAATGACTCCACTCTTCGTGTTGCATAGTCCAGGTCCATCATTTGCTCTCGTTATGGGATTGTTTGTTGGTTGAGAGTTTGATCTTGTCGCGGTAGGCGCGGACGTCGTTGAGGCAGAATTGCCGCCGATGACGGCGAATCGGAATCCCGACTTCCTCAAAGACACCTTGCTTGATCAGCGTGAAGAATTGCACACGCTTGAGGCCTATGATCTCAGCCGCATCCGCAGCTGTACCGTAGGTCAGCTTACCGCCCGTCGTGGTGTTCTTAATCGTTTTTGACATGATGCAACGTAGTCCAGTGTAAGTGTATAGCAAGTACGGGGAAAGAAAACCTTGTCACTTGCTTTGATTCAGCACTTTCATGCGTTCGTAGTCGCAGTGGAACGGGTAATGAATCGCCCAGATCGAGCCGCCGAGGCACGTCCGCACGTACCGCGACTTAGGCCCAGGACCGCATTGCAGCCACTGGCCGCATTGCAGCTTGAGTGCTCCGAGTCGAAGCGCCGCCGAGATGCCAGGATCCCAAGCGTTGATGGTTGGTAGGTACTTCATCGTTCGTACCCCGCTTGAGCTCCGAGCGCGTCGGCGACTTGGGTCCGCGCGTACTCATCCTCGTCGTTGTTGTCGCACCGGGCGCACCGGTCCGCCTGATCGTCCTGAGTCGCAGTCCACCACGGTGGCCGCGGTGAGCGCGTGGACTTAGCACCGCACGATGGGCACAGGGGATTGTCGACGACACACGGCGCCAGGATCAGCCCGCAGTCCCGGCACTTGACGCCGATGATCCACGGCAGAACCTTGAAGTTCCCGACGTCGTCGTCGAACTCGAAGGTCGTCGGCACTGGCACGAGATGGTGCAGCAGCGCGTTGAAGTTCTTGCACCGCGGGCAATCCGGCTCGTCGCCGTTCCATGATGTTCGTAGCAGCTTCATAGTGTCACCAGAGTTTGAGGTTGCGGATAAATTCCCACTGCGCCGTGAATATACTCAGCAGCGTTGGCGGATCTTCGCCCGGAGGGCAGATGTCTGCCGCGACAACCCAGTTCAGGATCACGATAAACAGGTAGACGACGAAGAGAATGCCGCCAATCCAAGCAGGGACAAGCCACCACGGATCCGGCTTGCTTTTGTATTCGTAGTCGCAGTGCTTGCACACGACCTTTGTGCTCTTGGTCTTGTCGCAGTTCGGGCATTTCGGGGCGGGCGTGCTTGAGATAGGCACGGGCATCATCATTGGTGTGTTCATGCAGGTTCTCCGTCAGTGATCTCTTGAAGTGTGTGCTGGATGGTGACCCGCCGGCAATGTGGGTGACCGTCCGGTATCGGGTGACCTGTGCAACGGATATCGACAAAGGAATCGTCCTTCTCGATATAGTCAATGACGAAACCTTCCTCATCCAACACAACGTCGGTCAGGTACTGTTCCCGCGTAGCTGTAATGCCCGCGCCGCAGATCGTGCATTTGGTGATGTTCATTTCGCCAGCCTCCGTGCCGCAGTCACCGCTGGGCATTTCTCGTCACCGTGTTCCAGATCGACGCGCCGTTTCATGTCGTACCGGTCAGCCCATGACCCGCCGCATTGATAACAGCCCATCTTCTGATGCGCCTCCTGATCGACGATCACGATCGAGTCGCCGCTGATCTCTTCGCTCTCGCAGAACGGGCAGCACAGATTCGACTCCGGCTCCCCGTGCAGCGACGTGTACAAATCTTTGCCGAGTTTAGTGAAGAGCCGCAGCGTGATGTTCGGCTCGTCGTCAGGCATCACGCCTATCGTGCGGACGTGCAATTCGTACTGCGTGAAGAACGGCGCGTTCCCGTCCCCCAAGTCTCGCCGTTCCATCTTTAGTGAATCGACGTCGTGGATGCTTACTGTCGTGGTTTTCATCATCTTAGTACCCCATCATTTGCGCGTACTGATCGTACACTGGTTCTTGTGTTTCGTCCTGCCAGTCGGGTTTCCCCCACCCGTCCGGATCCTGATAGTCATCGTCCCGCGGGATCGACCGCATCGACGACCAGCGGCACGACCGCGAGCCGCCGCCGCCATGACGACCGTCACAGTCGCGAGAGTCCGTGTACCACCTTTCGATGATCTTCCCCTCGTCAGCATCGTATTCCCATTCCGTGCTGGTGTAGCTGTATCCTTCCTCGTGCGGCCCGCCTTCGTTGTAGTTCAGGATCTGGCCAGGGCGAAGGGTGAGCTTGACCCACCCGTCCCCGATCCATACCCAGAAGCAAACATTGCAGGGCGGCAGCTTCGCGAATTCACTGATCATAGTCGATCTGCAATCCTGTTCGGCCAGCATTGGCCCAGCATCAATCATGCTGTCGATGATTTCGTCGAGGTTCATAGCGTGTCCCACTCCCCGGTCTCGGCATTGTGATACCGGATCTCCGTGCAGCCAGCGTTCGGTGTGCCGTAGTCGTCGAGCGGCGAGAACTCTTGCTCGGCACAGCGGCCGTAGTAGTAGAGCACACCGTCGTCGTCGTACATCTTGAACTGGTGTCCGCCGCCGTTGACGAGCACAGCGACCTGTGCGTCCGTAATCGTCCGCGGCCCAGTGATCGGTGTCGCTTCGTTGCACACGCAATTGTAGGTCTCAGTGATAATCCACGGGTAGACGTCGCCATCGTCGTACAAGTGGTCGCCGGGGATCGTCATGGCTATCGGCAGGCTTGCGACGTAGCCGAGCAGTTCCTTTCTCGTCGGGCAGTCGAGGATCGCATCGTCCAGCAGGACTTGACCGTGAACCCAGAACTTGCCGTACAGCGTCCAGAACGGCTTGCCGATAGTCTTCCAGTTCCCGATGTCGCCGTCACTGATGCGGTGGACGGAAACAGGATCACTGTCGACCTTGATGCATTTTTCGATGTGGTAGCTCACATAGTTTTTCATCACATTTCCTCTTCGAGTTTCGGGATGTCTTCGAGTTCACTGGCGGCATCGCAGGCAAGATCGTGAGCATTGCGAAGGGACGTGGCCGCGTTCTCTGCCTCGAGCGCGCGTTCGCCTTCCTGCATGTTCTCCGGAATCGCCGCGACTATGTCGTCCTCGGTGCAAGCGAGCTCGTCCAGCCGGAGCGAGATGTCGGTCAGTTCGTTGTAGATGGCCGCGGCCAGTTTGCGTCGGGCTATGTTCATATCAACATTCCTCCGGCAGCGTGTCGGCCATAGCGCCGCAGTCGATGCATTCCGTTCTGCCGCCGCCGATGCCCCGTGTATTAGAACACGAGCAGGCACCGTCGTCGAGGTTGTCCACGTCGTAGCACGCCATCTTTGAAGCGATGTCCGCCATTGCAGCATCACGTTCGGTCTGGCGAGTTAGTACCGCCTCCATGCCATAATTAGTCAGGGCATCTTGCAGGAGCACCAGACTCGGAGTGTCCAGCGGTCCCTCGATCCACTTGTGGCCGTCGATGGTCACGGTGATTCGCCGGCTAAACAGGATGTCGAGACGGACGATGATAGCAACGGCCTCACCGTTGCGTAAAGTCATGAACACTTTGTTGTCGTCTTGTTCCATCGATATGGCGTTGTCGAAGATCCGTTGCAGTTCTCTTTTGAATGTAATCATTTGCTCACCTTGGTTGCCTGTGGTTTAGTTCGAATGATGTGGACGGCAACATCGACGACCGTGCCCACCTCGTCCGCCGACAGTGGCGAACGAAGGGGCATGGTCTGGCGATGGTAACATCCGCGCGATGTGATCATCACGGTCGTACGGGATTGGACCTTTGCTTTCAATTGCGATTATCCCCGCTTCGGCATGATGATCGTCGTCATGCGTCCGGAGCAGGATATCCCGCCAGTGGTAATCCGTACCGGTTCCATGGCGGCATAGTTGCCTTTGATGTGCGCCCGGATGGATTCGGCCAGCGTCGTTCGGTGCGCCATCCCGCTGACGGTGTCGCCGTCATAGTAGTCTGGCGCCGCTTCCCGCATGTCCTCGATCACAGCCTCGATCACAGCCTGTGCGGGCGTTGCCGGATAGTCCAGGGTCAACGTCGCAACATCCGCGAGCTTCGCGACCTTGCACACCTTCGCGAGCATATCCACGTCGAGATGGGCAATGTAGCCTTCCGGTCGATCCGGAATGACTTGCTCATACTTCGGGTACACATCGTCGGGCGTCGGCATGTTCATTGACGCATCAATCGTCCCGTACTGCGACATGACTTGGACTGACGTGGTCCCGTGGTCGTTGACGATACTTACCTGCTTTGTCTTGGCCGTGGACGTGATCGATTTCGCGAAATCCTTGGACAGCAGGAACGGATCGCAGGGTTGCGGAATCAATTCGTCGTCCTCGCGCGCCGGTTGTTCGGGCAGGTCCATCATCACCAGCAGCTTCCCGTTGCTGGCGACGGTCTTGTCAGGTAGGCACAGGACGTTGCGGATCGCCGCCCGTGCGTCGGTCCCGGTGAATTCGTGAAGGGCGAGATTTGCCTTGTCGTACTGCATTGGTAGCCTCAATGGTGATCGTTGCGGTTGATTAGGTCTGGTCGTCGTCGCGCGGTTCCTCCGGCACCACTAAGAATTGATAGTTGCAGAATGTTCGAGCGCATCGATGGCGCTGGAT